TAATCCTCTCCTGATACAATAGCTAACAATTTTTCTAAAAAGTCTTCTTCAACGTCTAGATCAACATAATCAACATCGTCCCATGCTTGTTTTACGTTAACACCACATTTTTTTCCTTCTTTGTTATGTTTCTTAATATAGTCTGGATTGATCATACGATAGGCACGATTAAACTGATAGTCATATGCTGTTGTTTCGTAAACTACTTGAGTTTTTGTATCAAATACTATACTAGCACTGTATCCATCATTTTCACCATTCCAACTATCTAAACGATAACTATTTTCACCATAACAGTTCCACAAGTAATCACTACCTTCACTGATCTTGTAGTTAACTGTTTCCATAAAATCTTTTAAAGTAATCATTTTGTTTCATTTACCTTTTTTAACATATCATCAAACATATGACCATTCATATCAAATGCCAACAAAGCTTCATCAAGAATATTCATAGTTAGTTTTGCATCTAATGTCTTAATCAATTCTTGACTATTCTCAAATTGATAGACCTTTCCTGATCCTGGTACTTTTCTAGCAATAAGTTTACCACCATATAAATCACCCATATGTCTTACATAAATATGAGCTAAAATCTGATCACCTTTTTTACCATAGTACAAATTTAAAATATGTTCACGATAGGCTTGTGTACTAGGAAAAATTTCATCAGAGTTTAATACTTTATATCCAAGTTCATGAATATCTTCTTTAATGGCATCTGTTCTTTTAATAGAACGCATATCATGAAATAATCCAACCATTTCACCATAATATTCAATATCACGATAAACATGATACATTTGTTGTAAATACATGGCATGTTGTTCTTTAGACAATTCACCATTCATCATCATTTGTACAAATATATGACTTTCTATCGCTCTATGTTTTTCGTTTGTATGTTCTCTTAAAATACTCATTGTTTTACCTTTAAAATTTTTTAGTGATCAATTTCCATACTTTATTATAGTATTTCTGGAAACAAACAATCCTGTACAAAAACTTTTACATCTGATTCACTTAACCCTAAACTAACCATTACTTTAGGTGTATGTGGGTTTTGTTTCTGATTTTGTGCGTAATAATTTTGATGATCTTTGGTACTAGTTACTGTATTATTAGTTTCATCTATGACATTCAGATAATGATCTAGATGTTTTCTAGACATAACTAATATTTGTTCTAATTCTATAGGATCACTTACATTACCAGCGGCAATCATATGTTTAGTAAATATACGTTGTGCCCACTCAGGTAATGGACGTGGCTTATTCCATTCTAATTTGCCAGATTCGTTTGCAAACCAATCTATTAGCGGATGTTCTGCATCTCCGGCTGGACTAAAATCATGAAAACATCCTGTAATTTTATTTTTACCTGCGACTACATCAAATCCAAAGATAGGAGCAGGATTATGTAAATGTGGGAAAACACAACAATGCATCATCCACAATCCTTTAGTGTCTCTGGCATCTACAACGTCAATGTGCGCTCTACGATATCTGCTACTTGCCCAAACTTTATTGATCCAACCTGATTGATTAAAACGATGCATTCCAGGTTCTTCAATTATACTACCAGTAGCATAAAACTGACTTTCAAAGTATTGTTCTACTTTAATTAGTGTATCCCAAACATTACTCATTATTTTATCTCAAAAAATTGTTTAATCATTGCCTGATCAATTATCATACTTGGTCTAACATTATCAAAACGTTTATCATCAAGTATCTCGCAACATTTCTTAGCCACTTGTTCGCCAAAGAATTCTACTTCTAACATTCTACTTTGACTTTGTGGCTCAATGTACAACTCACAATCATCTGCTATTTTCTTAAATTCAGATTTCATTATTTAATTTCTTATCTCCATGAGTATTATCATAATCACTACCAACACCAAAATCAACTATACATCGCATTTCCGCCCCAATACCTAGAATAAAATCATTCCAACATTTAGGACAAATTGGATTATTGTTTTGTGTAAGCGGCGTCTCTTTGTAATCATCATATGAACTATAATTCATTGTATGATGACATTTGGGACATTTATACATTTTTGGGAATTCATACCACATTATTTTCTTCTATAAGTTTAAGTTTTCCATCATAAGTTGCATTCATCCACTTGGCATATTGCTCAACTTGTTCGCTGATTTTTGTTAGTTCATATTTGGCAACAAACTTCATAAGACTCATTCCAACTCCTGTTTTGGGAACTACTCTGATCTGTTCATGTATACATTGATCTACTGCATTCTTGACTTCTTGTGGTTGTGCTGTTAAGTCACACAATGTAACATTACGATTATAATCATCCAAAACTCTATGTTCAACACCATTATGATCAACCCAACGTTGTAACATTACGTTATTCCAATTGAATCCTTTGCTTTCACGATCATGATAAGCGTCAATCAATCCAACTGTTTTCTTGGTGCCTTTAGTTCTAATGCCAGGATAGGCACTGAATACATTATCACTAGTATCACCACGCATACATTTTTCAAACAACAAATATTGTGGGGCTTCTAGTTTTTTATGTTCTTTTGTTTTTTTATCTTTAACTTCACGTCCACGATCATCATAATATCCTTCAAGTGTAATCAAATGACCAGTCATACTGTTATATTGTTTTACATTTGAATCAATAAGTTGAGCAAAATCACCATCACTACTGATAATGAAATGTTCATCTTCTGTATGAAGTTGTACAAATCTGGCAATGATATCATCTGCTTCTGCCGTAGGACAACGTAATACTGATACGTTGGTTTTTTCGTCTAGAAATTTTGTGAATGTGTCATAAGTATCCCAGAACATTTGATCCTGTTCAACTTCTTTTTCTGTTAGTGCCGCACGTTTGACAGCACGATTGGCTTTGTAAGGCAGATAAAAATCTTTACGCCAGGATCTACCTTCAAGAGCAAAGATAACATGACATGGTTCTGAACCAATGAAACGTCTGACAATACTTTGAACACCACTTAAAGTAAGATGTAATGCCATTCCAATCTTTTCCCAATCGTCACTGTGTTTACTAGCAAAATGACGGCTTTTGAAAAACAGATTGGCAGTATCTATGAGTATATATTTCATTGTGATCTTTATTTAGCTTATAATATACGTATATTATACTATTATTAAGCGTTTATGTCAATGAAATATGGATGAATTGATCTAAATCAACTGATTTCTGAACGACCGTTACCTATATCAGTGCGGCGGATATTTCGTAATTCTTCTTTTAATTGATCAGTTTCACGATTAATTGGATCTGCAATATTTTGTTCATATACTTCAAGTGCTATATTTCTACATACAGTTTGAAACCAACGATCAACGATTACATCTTCACTTTCGCCTGGTTTTTGTTGATATCCAGCACGTGCCAAATTAGCGGCAAATTTACTATTCCAATCCAGTTCAAAACTACCGCTATTGATATTTTCTGGATCAATATCCATTTTAAGTACGCTGATATATGGTTCACCCGCGGCCGTTGCTCGTTCTTTTTCACTAAGTACAACTTTAGATTTACGTGGTTTGCGAGGATTTTTAACCACTTCAGGTTTTGATTCTATAATTGGTTCTTGGTTAATAAATAATTTCTTTAATAATTCAAACATGTTTTTCCTATTTCTTTAATAGCCAGATTAAATGTTCATGATCATGATGCCAATAATTTTCATATATTGGACCATCTATTCGTATTGAGATCCACATCTCAGTTACATATTGTGCCATTTGTAACCATATAATTCTATTACTTAATTTACAACGATGAGGAAACCAAGCAAATTTTCTATTAAATACAACATTAGAATATATTGCATGATTGCCAATCAAAAAAAGATTATCTAGTGGCATAGTATATTTATAATATTCAATTTCATCCAATTAATTTCCCCAACGTAGGGCAAATAACAACATTGATTGTTCATCTTTAAAATAAAGATATGTTCTAACTTTCTCATCCATATCTCGTAATATAACACCTTGTTCATTAATCCAAACTTTATATCTAGAATAAAGTTCGGAATGATCATCATAAGGATTCCTATGAGTACTAAGATACCAATTAGAAGCATTATCTAAGAATGGACTAATTGGTAAATGAAGATCAGACATATATTTTAGCCAACTTTAAATTGTACTGGTCTAATATTCGGATTTGGCATTCTTGGATCAGTATAAATCTTACACTTAGATGGATCTTTTATATTCAATGGTGGCAATTTACCGTAAATTTTAATATGTTGATCACATAGTTCACCCTCTATCCATATAGCTTTTTCACCATCTTCTTCTGTCAGTAAATTAGACCATCTAAATTCATCGTTGATACTCCAAATTCCAATATTAATATTATTTTTATTTAATATATCTAATGGATAATCAAGTTCTGCAATTAATCGTTCTAGTCCACCTTTAAAATCAACTCCATTACAACTATATGGGGGTTTCTTCTCGTTCCAACCATCTAAATGACGCAATTGTCTAACAAGTCTTTCACCCTTAACATATCCATTACTTTCACCAGCTTTTAAAAAAGCATATTCAAGATAACTTCCTTCTTCATCTGGATATTTATTATATGGAGCATAGTTAAACATGTAAGCAAATGATGATGTATTCATTGATCTCAGTTTTTCATATATCTCTGCCGTAGTATTAAGTTCAGAACATATAATAATTTCGTCAGGTTTAAAAATGTTAATGTCATCATACATTTTATTAGACAATGTTATAAGTTTAGATTTTGGAATCTTAATAATTTTACCCATTTTACTCATTTTTAATTCTCCTATATAATTCAAATGAAGCTAAGTTTTTACCTTTACTCTCACACATAATATCAGCCCATTTCCAATGACTCAATGCCCAATCATTCACAGCATTATTCCAATAAAAATTACTGTGAGCACGTAATTTTTGTTTGTTGATTTTACTCTCAACTAAACGATCACGATTAGGTAACGTATTAATACAATGATCTTTTAACCAATCTTCGCGACTAACAGAATAATGGCAAGTAGGCCTGATACCACGCCAGCTATCCAACACCCGTAATATACGATCATCTTCAGATTGAATATATTCCCCCGAATGTATCCAATGATGATGGATATCAACAACAATAGGAACGATATCTCTAATAGTAAGTACATCTTCTAATCCCCATGAGTTTTCTTCGTTTTCGATTGTGATGCAATTTCTTGCCTCTGGCGATAAGCGTTTATATGCTAATCTAATACCTTCTGGTCCTCGTTTACCAGAGATATGTACATTAATTTTAAAATCTTGAAAAGTTTTTCCATATCCCATCCATCTAGCCATGTCTGCATGATATTCAAACTCCTCTATACTTCGTTGAACAATACCCTCATCAATACTAGCAAGAACAACAAACTGACCAGGATGCATACTAAGCCTAACACCCATCTCGCGAGCAATATTTCCGATTTCCGCAAATCCTCTAGCGGCGGCATCTCGTATGAATTGCTGTCTATAAAACCACGACCAGCTAGACTCAGTATATACAGGAAGTATATCGCTACTGAGTCGTACCATTCTAAGATTTTCATCTAATTTTCCTACCTTTTCTACAAGTTTACGAGTGGATTCGATGTTTTGAATCATCAAGTCCCACAATCGTTGTTCTGCTACGTCACGAGTTTGACGATTAAGCCAGGCTACAGTTGTTGTTCCAGTTGTATACTTTTTAGCATCATCTTTAGGTTTGATACCATTGACTTGATCTGGAGTATCAATCCATTTACAAGCAAATCCAATTTTGTTCATAATAGATATTTAATTATTAATTGTTCAACGACAAGATAATATCCCCAAAATGGAAAAATTACGGCAAAAAATACTGACCAAAAACCTTTGGCCAAATAAATTCCACCTAACCAAGCCACGAGTAAAATAAGTGATATAAATGATTTCATAATATGAGTATATCTTAATTGTTATTTGTTGTCAAATAATTTCGAGTTGATCAAATCTGACGAATGTTGCGGCAAACTAACAGATTTATCTTTGATCTTTAAATTTTCCAATCTGGTCACACGTTCACGTAATTCAGTAGAAGAATATATATGTTGACGAACATGATAATATAACTCAATATCATTGTTAAGACAATATTCTTTTCCAGTGAAGTCTCGTGATCTGTATTCATCTCCTAAAAATCTAATATGAATCATTTGAGTTTTAAGTAGTTGTAATAAATCAAACTCAGTTTCATATACTAGAATTTCATCTACATATTTACAACCTTGAAGTTGTACATAACGTTCGTAGACACTTTGAACAGGTTTGTTCTTGATGCCAGGGCGATCAATAGTTGGATCAACTTGAAGTCCAACTATAAGATAATCACATAACTGCTTTTCCATTTTAAGCATGGTTATGTGTCCAGGATGTAACATGTCAAAAGAAGAACAATTAAACCCAATTTTAAGTTTATTGTTCTTCTGTTCTATCAAAGAAATAGACATTACGAAAAGCGTTGTTCTTGTTGGGCAAATCTTCGTTGATCTTCCGTCCATTGATTCTTAAAGTTTTTATGACTACAAAACTTTGAATACTGTTGATAAGCATAATTTCGCATGTTATAAAGACATGATTCATCAAACTTATATCCGAATTCTACACAGAAATCTTTGAACTTTTCCAAGTCATCAAAAATTTGGTTGACACGAGGATTAGATTGAATTTGTGGTTTTGCCATGATGTTTCTCTATTGTTTAAAAAGATAAATGGTAGTAAATACCGGTTGATTAAAATTCATGATATCAATACGAATATCATGTGTGGTATAATAACTAGCAACATAATCATAAAGTAAATTGCTAACTACTATTAGGTCCAACAAATTAGATTGTAACACATTGTCATCTATATTGTCAATGACATTGGACAACTCTAATTTGTCAAGATTGGATAAATCAGTATCATTGGTTACTTGAACCCCAATGTTAATTTCATATTCTTTGAAATTAACTGGTAGCCAAAATATCCTAGTGGCATTAAATGAATTTTTAATTCTGCGTTCGGCCATTGCTGTCTGATGAGGATCCATTATTAATCCTTACTTATGGTTGTTGTGCTGGCATTAAATATTCATACTCAACAAGACCACTATCAACAGTGATTTTCATAGCACCAGCATCACCGATATACATCTTTTTGTCACCATCAAGACCGAGAATAGCCAATACTTGAGTTACTGGCCATGCCCATGTACGCTGTAATGATCCAACAATGTTTTCTTCAAATACAAAATTGGCACTATGTGTACTTACATCACCAAAATATACTTTAAGATTAGTACCATCAGTTTTGGTAGTAAATGTAGTTTGTTCACTATTAGCGCCTGACTGTTTCTTAAGACGAAGAATGTTTACAACTTTAGGAACAAATTCTACGTTCCAAGCAGCACCAGCAAACTTAACTGGCTTGACTGTATCTTCAACAACTGACTTACCCATCAAACGATAGTCATTGACAAAATCTCCAGTACTGGTTTCAAAGTGAATTGCCTCTGGAACATCTTCGCCATCACGAATTTTACGTGTCATGACAATAGTGGCATTTTCATTATATTCATCAAATCCAAGAATGGTTTTGAGTTTAGGAAGATTTGGCATACCAAATATACCTTTAAAATCCGATTGTGGATTCTTAAACTTTGCAGAAACAATAACTGTTCTGTCTTCAGCCATAGCATTAATAATGGTTTCTTTATCAGTTCCAGTAATCTTAATAAGATTAATAAAACCTAATTGACTTGTGTGACTAATAATATCTGTTAGATAATCCTTCATTTTTTTCCTTTTATTTGCTCGTTAGTGTAATAATACTGTATTTTGTATAGATTGTCAAATCATTTGGACAACTATTCAAATGAAAACAATGTTCCAAATGTTGAATTAATATTGGTGTCTTGTCTAATATCCCATTCCAATACACCAATCATGTTTTCAATCTTTTCATCTACTAAACTTCGTTCCATACCTTCATCATCAAATGGAAGTTCTTTGAACCAATCTGGCAATCGTAATTCATCAGTTGGATAAGCCACACTGGTCATACCAAGCGGATTGGCTTTTAACTGACATACTACAATTTTCATACCATCTACAATTTGTTGTGAATAGTTATCACCATTCATTTTTCGTAAATAGTTCCAATTGATACTGGCATTAACGTGACCTGGTGGACTGACTTTCTTGGCAGTTCTTTTACCATGACTTTCATTTTCTCTACGTAACATTTCTTCGTAATGAGTAATCTTCTTAACACCCATTGGTCTACCCTTGGTCCAACTTTCATTCTTGGATAATTTAAGTTTGAATTCACGAATGTCAGCAATAACTTTTTCACGATCAGTGCCAAGAAGAACCATTTTAAGAATGTCATACAGAAATTCCTGTACATATTTTGGAGTATCGGCTCGTTTCAAATCCAAACCCATGGCTTTGATCTTACCAGTTTCACCATTAACATCCAATCGTTTACCTTCTTTATCATAGATGTTTACAGCATAACGTTTCTTACTCATAAAGATTCCACGATCAGCCACTAATTCACGACCAGCGGCAATAATAGAACCATTCTTATGTGTAGTATGAAATGATCGTTCCATAAATTCAGGGAAACTGGCATTAACTGCCTCACCAAGATTGTCATAGATTTCTACCGCTACATCTTTGTTCCAATTCTTACTCATCTCTGGATCTTTTCCTAGAATTGGCCAAGCACTGAAATAACATGAGTCAGTATCACCGTAAATAATTGCATCACCGTTATGATCATATACTCCAGCAATTGCTTCATTAAGATAGGCACTCATATGTCTAACAATACAACGTCCATTTAGCGTAGTACTTTGTCCTAATCTTAAATCATAAAATCGTGAATGTGGATTTAACAAAGCCCCATATGCAGAGTTAAGTAGAATTTTTCTAACTAACTGTCGTTTGTCAAAGAATTCTCTATCTTCTTTTGTAGTGGCAGATTTCAATTGCTTTTGAATATCTTTACGTTCACTATACCATTTAGTTAATAGACCTGGAATCACACCTTCTTTTTCATAGGTATAAATGGTTCCATTGGCCGATAACATCCATGGTTGATTACTATCAAAAATCATTTTCCAGATTTCTGCCGCACTAGCTTCTTCACTATTACCACGTTCCCAATCAATGGTTAATATAGTGCCACGTTCTTGATTCATAACAGCAGTATATTCTAATGTACCAAACAATCCGTCCCATGCCTGAGCAAAAGTCATTGCCTTAACTTTCTTACCGTTTATCACTTTATCAGTCATACGATCAGTGATATACTTATCGGTCATGTGTGGTCTGATTTGTCCAACGATGGTTTCTGGCGCCATGTTAAGAGCACGGATGACTGACGGGTAAAGCGAGTTGATGTCAACCGCCGCGATCCATTCATGGATTCCTTTTTTAGGCACAGCAACATAGGCACCAGCTGCCGTTGGTTCGTCCGATAAATCATTACTTCTCCTTACTTTGTCAGGAACTATTAGACCACGAGAATGAGCTTCATTGACCACTGCTTGATCAATCATGGCCACAGAACCCATGGCAGTTGCTATCAATACGCCGTTTTGATGAGCGATATCATTAGCGAGATTTAAGAATTTTAATTTGTCGTGAATCTTGAACAACAACATTGTATCTTGACGATTGTATTCTAGAAACTTACGCCAATCTTTATTGTATAATTGATCCAATGAACCTTCATATTGAGTTTTGTTTTCACCAACTTCCATTTCACCAATATAATCAAGTTTATAACTATGACGACTTTCATAGTTATATTTCTTATATAGTTCAAGATAATCCATATGAACTCGTCCAAACAAGTCATATGTCTCTTGTTCTTGATCAAACATGATATATGTTCTTGGTTTTGGTAATTGATTCCATAAACAAAATCTACGAGTATCATCCTTGGACATAACTCTAGTAACACGATTAACCATGTATGGTATATCATACCCAGCTGAGTTCCAACCAGTTAATACATCTGAATCTTCTATCAAATCAAAAAACATATTGAACATATCAATTTCATTATCAAATACAAAAGTATTTTCAAAATCTTTTGATATATCTTTGGCCATTTCTGAACTCATATGTTTTGGTGGAATACATAAGGTAACCAATTGATCACACCAATCTAGATATAACGAAATTGCCGTAACTGGATTAAATGGATCAGTGGTTGGGGCAAAACCTTTTTTCGGATCAAAATCCGTTTCAATGTCAAAAAAACAAGTATGAAGTGGTGGACTATCTTTTCCAAGATAGTTATCAGCTAACATACGAAAGATAGGATTGATATCACTTTCAAAGATTTTCTTACCACTATGCATTTTGAGTTCTTTTTGAAACTCACTACGCTTACGAGTAGAGAATCTAGTTACCGTATCGTCATAAACAGTACGATATTTTCCTTTAGGATCGGAGTAATAGAAAGTGTAATTGGTTGGATATTGATCATAACGACGAGTACCGTCAGCATCACGTTCCACAACGTGAATAATATCCTTGTCTCTATCTAATATAGCATCTACATATGACATTAAAGCGTTTTACCTACTGTTACCAATATATTTTCTAGTAATTCTTGTTCCTTTTGTGTTTTACCAAATTCCATTTTATGTGCGGTTCTGATTGCCTTTTTAAGCACAGTTGATTTGATATTCATTTCTTCAGCTACTGCCTTGATAGTATCTGATAAACCACTGTTGAGTGTTTCAACTTCATTCATTATCTGCATCCCTTCGTTGATCAACTGAGTGAGTTTAAGTTTTTGATCATTTGAGAAAATGGTTGTATCGTGCTCTTGATTGTCTTGTGTGTCTGACATTGTAACTCCTTTAGTAGTCTACTTATTATACAGGAGTTGCGCTATATGTCAATACATTTTGGAAGATTTACTGATGCATGATCCAAGTATCTGGAATTTCTTTATATTTGGATGTCCACATGTCATGTAGTTTTTGTCCACTGATACCATGTGATTTGGATATACTAGTCATCATATCATCAATGATATCATATACATCATCTTTATCGTTTTTAACTGATTTGATTTTATTTTTCTGAGCCAATAATGCCGCCTTCAATTGCGATACGGCTTGATCATCTTTACTATGATCCATATTCTCGCGAACTCTTTGACCTATTTGCTTGCCCTTGTATTCAAATGCTTGATAAGTTGCTCGACTAGTATCATTGATGTTGACTTCTTTTTCTTCTGGATTTCCAGAGATATCAACCACATCATTGCTGATATTATTTGGACCAACTGTGGCTACTACAACATATGAGTTCTTTTTACCTTTGCCATAATTAGACCAAAGACTATCTAGATAATCGTCAATGTTATGTGATTCAGTTGTCCAGTGACTGCCAAGATCGTTCATTCTAATTTCTTCTGGACTATCAGCAAATATTATTCGATATACTTTACCACCACGATGAATCAAACCATCAACAACATTTTTATAATCATCAAGTTCTGAACGAGCGCGATCTTCGTGACCGTAATATTTGGTCCAACTGTCAACACACGATTTATAATATTGCGGATCGTCTAGTCTATTGAGACTCTGAGCGGATTCTATAAGAAATTCACTGGCTCTCATTTTAATTTATCTCTTGATCCAAATCTATATATTTAATTGATACATTATTTAATGCTGCCGCTAATGCTCTATGATTACCATCTATGATTCTATTGTTTGCTACTACTATAATTGAATCAGATAAGTTTGGTGATGATCTATAGTCATTAATGATTTCAATTTGTTCATCTTTTAACATATCAACAATTTCATCAATATGTTCAACACGATATTGGCTCAACAATAAAATATCTAGTTTCATTGGTGAGAGTTTTTCCACTTCAAATTTGATATTTAAATCTGAATTTGAAACATAATTCCAAAAAATTTCATCATGATCTGGATAGTTGTCAGAATACAATTGACTTAGTGATATATCATTTTCAATTAGAAATTCATATGCTCTCATTTTAATTTATCTCTTAATTTAAATTTTCATGATAATAAATTTGTTGATAGACTTATTCTGTAGTCCATTGATTCATTTGGCAATACACGATGATTTAATGTTCCTGGAAATATCAAAACAAGACCGTTATATGGAGTTATTGAAAAGATTGTGTTGTTGTTAGATTTAAATTCAATATCTCCAGAATTTTCTGGAACTTTCACATATGCCACACAAACCAATCTATTTCTATGATGAATATGCCAATCATTATAATGTTTTGGACCATTTACGTTAAACCAAAATCTTGAAGTTTTAAGATTAGTGGATTTTTCAATCTGAGTTATTGTTTGTGCTACCCATGAAACATTTGTATTATTATCTATTACACCCTGCCAACCACCTTTATTACTCAATGTAACACCTTTTAAAGTTTTTTTCAACTCTAAAATATTATCAGCCAAATCTTGATTTAAATTCATTTCAAACTTTTGAATTTTGAATTTTTTTAAAAGATCATCCATATTTAATCCGATCCGAAAAACTTATTCATCAATGCTTTTTGTTTTTTTGGTTTGGCGCCCAATACTGGACTAATCTTGGCTACTTTATCTTTACCAGTAAGATATTTTGACTCATTATCAATAACTTTTTCTTCGTTAGATTCTGATTTCATTTCGGATAATAGTTCGTTGATTTTCATAATAGTTTCCAATGGTCACTTTATAGTATTGTGGTAGCGAATCACTAACTAGGGCAGCACCCGCCCACACCGGTCCTATGGTAGGTGTTCTTTAATGTTTCAATAACAATGTTCCCAATACATCACTACGCTTGGCACTGATGTCGCCCTGTCCAGGAACAATGATTACATTCCACTTTTTATCTTTACCTTCTGGTTTAGCCATCATCTCATCATAATCCAAAATAGTATCTTTATCAATCTTGTATAAATTTGCAATACGATCTTTCAACTTGTTCATATCAGTGACAATCCAACCACCAGCATCAGTCTTCTCTAACTTACCTTCGTCATCTTTCTTCAATAGATCATTGAAGATTGGTGTGCCATCAGTCAACTTAGATGGAACAATTCTACTATGTTTGGTCGTTTGAAGTTTAGGATCTGCAAATTTGATTTGTTTCTCTTGACTTGTATGAGCGCCTTCACTCCAGTTAATATGAAAGTTACTTGGTAATCCACCTTGAGCAACCTTAGCGATTTTAGTATAGGCATAGAATTGAGTATCTGGGAATGTTTTGGCAACATCAGCAGCCAAATCTACATATTCTGGACTAAAGAAATCACCAGCATCATGCCAACGAATAGTAACTTTGGCGCCCTGTTTAGCATATTTTTTATTTTCTTTGTCAATCTCGCTGATCAATTGTTTTTTGAATCCTTCTGGATCATTCAACAAATATGTTAAGATTCTAGCATCACTGATCCATGGACCTTCAAACTGAACCTTACCACCACCACGAGCGAAACAATCTACTTTACAACTACCAGCACCTGGGCAAGTATTGACAATCTTAAATTGATTTGTCTTTTCATCTAATGCCAATCCAGTTAGAGCAGCAAAACCAATGTTGAAGAATTGTTCTTTTTCACCATTGCTGTGTTCCATCTTTTCATTCTGTTTGAGTAAACGTTTTGGACGCTCACTGATGATGCCTTTCATTTTGTCTAGATCAAATTGTTTTCCTGATTCATCATAAAATTTCAATGCCGAACTACGATGTACGTAGGGCATTTTGTAACGTTGACTAGCAGTTTTTGTTTTATCTACAGTTGTTCGTAGATACTTTTGCATTTCTGGATCTGAAAAGTCAGTTGTAGGAGCGCCTAATAAATCTGCCTCATCAAGTTCACTTTGTTCTTCTTGATTAGCAAATTGATCTAATGACATGATTTGAATGCCACCCGTTCGTTTCGCTTCTTTTAAAAATTCATAAAATCTCATATTATGCTCTTTCTTTTTTCAATATACTACTAATCATCCAACGTTTTTTAGAATACAAATCTTGTAAATCGGCCATGAAATTGGAAATGCCCTGTTCTTTCATCTCAGTGGCAACATCAAATATCTGCTTAACTAACTCAATCATTTGCTCAGTATTGGTTAGCAGTTCAGCAAACATGAGTTCGGCACGAGGAATTTTAGTCTGTTCTTCAATGATGCTTAACTCTAACATTCTAGCCAAATTAACTGGAGTATAAGAATCTAATGATCTGATATATTCTCCAATAGTATCAATAGTTTCATATGTATCTTCATAGAAAGATTTTAAGAATTTATGATATTGTGGGAAACTTGGCCCTTCAACATTAAAATGAAAGGTATGTATTTTTGTATATAATACAAATGTACTTCCAAGTAATACTTTTAAATCGTCAGATAACATTATTTCTTCCCATGTTTTTTATTGTAGTCTGCCCAGGCAGTTGCGTATAAAATATTTGTTCCTTTTTTATCGCCATATTCTTTTTTGAATCTGTCTTTGTTTGATTTAATCCAATCTTCTTTGCCAGGTGGAGCAACTTCATCTAGATCACCATAGTTAGAGGTTTCTTTAATCTGTTCAACTGCCATTAGATTTTTAACAAACTTAACAGATAGAATATTTGAACCTGGTACATGTTTTTCAATTATATCTTTGGCTTGTTGTTCTGTTTCTGCTTTAACATTAAAAGCTTTAACATTAGAATCTTCATCTTGAATTTTTATTTTAAATATTTTCTTCATTGCACCAGCGGTTGGCCCAAAATATTTGTCTTTCCAAGGGTCGTGAGACCAATTGTTTTCTGTCACATCTTTCTTTTTTATAAATGATGGTTTTTCTGGATAAATTGTACCTAATTTTTTACCACCATTCTTTATAACATGTTCGCGACCGTTTGAATTGCTAGTATGAACTACATCAAATCTACCACTGGGTAAAGACCATATTTCAATGCCGTCGAGCCAATCACGAAATGATTTTACTTTTTCTTTAGCGTATTCAATTGCTGTCTTTTTCGAAGAGTATTGACCTTGATACTCGCCTTCTGTGACATCTTCTTTTCCTGATAATTCAGCAGATTGCTTGAGTGCTTGCTGATACATTTGACTTTCCTTGTCTTTTCCAAGAGATGTTAGTTTTGATTTTACTGCAGAACTAAGATCAGCAAATTTGGGATTTGCATTGTTCAGCGACTGATAGTTCAGTATCTCTCCAACTACACGATCCACAAAAGTACCCCCGGTGTCTTTATAGCTGTGGGCCGCATCTTGCTCGGGCAATACAGGATCTACATGTTTACCCAATCGACTACGAATGTGATCTTTCTTGTCTTGAGTGGGAATAAGTTGTTGAACAGCACGTTTTCTGTCGCCTGGTTTCCAATCTTGAGGAGGATTGATTTTGTATGGTCGTCCTTTTTGTATTCCAAAAGTTTCAATATCGCTCTTTGGAAGTTTGGATCCAATTCCAATCACTGATTCCTCAGACATCTCGGATCGCAAATCATCTGCGCTCCAACTGATGTAAGATCGACCATCGTCGTCTCCAGACATAACAACAAATACTCCAGGCTCATCGTCATAACCTTCGTCCTGTCCAATTTCCCAACCGGCTGCTGCCAATAACTGTTCTACTCGGGGATCTTCGTCACCGTTAAACCATTGTGAGGCCAACTTACGCAATATGTCTTCATCAAATTCGCCGTCATCGCCACCGTCTCCATCACTAGGGGCGAATTCTTTTAGACGTTCCTTCATACCTTCTTTTGGAACACAATTAGGTACAGTCTTGCCTGCCTTCTTCTTTGTACCCACAGGCTTGTAGCCTTTCCAGCAGGGATTATCTTTAGGATCTTCTAGTCCCTCATTGATAGTAGCTAGTTGTTGTACACTTAATTGTTGTTCTGTACTTTCTTCAACACTTTCATCATAATGATTTGGTTGTGCTTCACGTTCATCTTTACCGTGTTGCCACTCATTATATTCTTTAGTACCTTTAGAATATGGATTAGCATCATCGTATCTAGCACGCCAACCTTTTTCAAAAGGATCATTTTTATCTGGGCCAATACTTTTATTATCTTCTCTCATAGCACCAGTACTTGGTTCAGTTTTTGATTGAATTCCACGATCTGATGATTTCTTACCTAGGTCACGATCTAAACCTTTCATAAACAAATCAAGTCTACGAGCCAATTCTTTGGCTAACAATTGTTCTTCTGAAATGTTTTCTTCTGCTAATTTTAATTGACGTTGACCAGAACCACAATCAAGTTCATTGACCTTTTTACTACGTATAATAGCCTTATCAATACCGTTGAATTCAGTATATCCATTTTTACGTGTAGTTTTAACTGAAGCCAATCGTCTACCTAAATCTGCCAATTGTTCTTTAGTCCAGTTTTCATTATTATGACGAGCAGCCATTTTCTTTAATCCGCTCTGTACGGCTGGAGTATCCATTTCATTACGTTCTTCACTTTTGGATTCTGCCACTTTCTTAGATTTCTTCTTGTCACGTTGTTCAGCGCCAGCCAATACACTGTTTTTCCACAGTCCAAACTCTTTAGCTTTGGGAGCATCTGGCGCTTTTGTACCATCATCTGAATCTTCTTCTTGAACTCTACGTTGAGTACCAAGACCAACTGCTGGGCCTGCAGCAATTGAACCACTAACAGTGGTTTCATTCATAATATCCAGTAATTTCTTCATGTTTGACATTGTAATAATCCAAGTAATACTGTATTTATCTATCTCAAAATAAAAACTTGATTAAATTACTAGACAAAAATTATGGAACCAATGCTATTTGACTGACAGCCAAGATAATACTTGGTGATGTTGGTACTGTAGTGCTAATTTTTGGTATTGAGATTAACGCACTGGTACCAAGGCGTGTGTACCACTTGACAGTTAATACTTGACCAGCAGTGAATGCATAATACAATGTCACGGTTATGATAACGGTTCCAGGTTTACCAGCATGTGGTAGAAAAATAGTGGCATAGCTAGCAGTTTGAGGTACGTTAACTCCATCAACAGCAATCCAAACTGCTACGTCATCATATGCATTTCCAAAGTTAGCCGCTTGTATACTGAAAGTGATATTATAAGTACCGGCATTTACTATAGTTACTTGTCCAGTAGCATCATTTAAAGTAACTCCATTACTTAATTGGGTTATGTCTATCAACGCTATCTCTGCTACTCCAGCGGCTCCATCTTGAGCAAATCCAATTGATGCACCAGGATCATGTGCTGCTTTAGTACTGCTTGATACTCCACGAGTAATTCCGGTAAATGTATTACCTACAATTCCAGTATATCTTATAAGTTCTGATTCTATGTTAAGATATCCTGCCGATCTGAATCCCGCTGTACTCACCACCACTATAGGAGCAGTGCTATTAGTATTCATGGCATCTACTAACGTAGTATCAGAATCGGAGAAGAACGATCCATAATATAGACCCAATACGACTGGACCAGTAGCCCCTGTAAGACCAGTGGAACCAGTTGCGCCTGCACCCGTACTTCCTATAAATCCAGTAGCACCCGTACTTCCTATAAATCCAGTAGCACCAGTTGATCCAGTAGCACCAGTAAATCCAGTAGCACCCGTACTTCCTATAAATCCAGTAGCACCCGTACTTCCAGTAGCGCCAGTAAATCCAGTGGAACCAGTAAATCCAGTGGAACCAGTAAATCCAGTGGAACCAGTAAATCCAGTGGCACCTGTACTTCCAGTAGCACCTGTACTTCCAGTAGCACCAGTAGCGCCGGTAAACCCAGTTGAACCTGTGAAACCAGTTGAACCTGTGAAACCAGTAGCACCAGTACTTCCAGTAGCACCAGTAAACCCAGTAGCGCCAGCAATACCAACAGCACCATTAAGATTAATAGTCCATAATGAATAAGACCCTTCGCCAACAATGTTATTAACATCTACTATCATGGCGCCTGTTACATAATCATACGATACTACCATACCTATCATATGATTACTCAAATCATATGCAATAATTACATCTTGAGCGGGTGTATAACCTAATCCAGTTCCGGCAGTAAATGACTGAAGTCCAGTTGATATTGTAAGTGTATTACTACTAGTAGTTGAAAAACGATCACCAGGAAGACCAGTTGCACCACTAGCGCCAGTAGCACCAGCACCAGTGGCCCCATCAAACCCAGTTGCGCCTGTTGATCCAGTAAATCCAGTAGCACCAGTTGATCCAGTAAATCCAGTAGCACCAGTTGATCCAATGAACCCAGTTGAACCAGTAACTCCAGTAGCACCACTTCCAGTAGCACCAGTACTTCCAGTAAATCCAGTAGCACCAGTACTTCCAGTAAATCCTTTTGGCCCAGTAGCACCAATACTACCTACTCCACCTACAGGTAATAAATATCCATTCTCATCACCAACCCATACACTATGATTATCTAAATCAATAACAATCTCACCATTTCTAGCCTGACCATCATATTCAGCTTTAGATAATTTTGTATATTTGTTGTCATCTCTACGAATTGTCATGATTTACCTCAGTTATTTTATTGTTATTTCATTAATGGCATCACGTATATGTTTAGAAATTGATACAGATTCGTAAATTTCTTCATGTTCAGCACCATAATCTCTCATCATTCGTCCAGCGATAGCATTAGCCTCGTCTTCAATTGATTGTGTTTGTTCTTTATTCATTCCATCATAAGCCGTACCAATTTCAAATTGTTTATGATGAATCAATTCATGACATAATGTTCGCATTGTATCAGCCGTGTTTCTATTGACAATATGTACCCATATTTGACCATCACTATTAGTACTTCCAAATGTTCTTTTTTGTTTTACATCAGATAAATCAGTACCAAACTTGACAGTAGGCATATTTTCAATGTCTAAACGATCACATGCCCAAGAAATAAATTTCTTAAGATCGTCTATCTTACTCTTTGATTGTTCAATTTCATTTAATCTCATAAAGAGTATTTATCTTAATACTATCCATAAATAAGACATAATAATAAGAAGAAATCTATGAAAAAATATTTAATCATATTAACAATGTTGATGTCAACTAACGTATTTGCATGGAATCAACGTGTCCCAGAACCAGTTCAAAACTGTATTGCACATACACCATATGGATTCCCACAAACTTCTGGGGTTCAATCCATTTGTCGTCAAGGATACTTTGTTGGATATGATGCCACATCAAAATTACCAAAATATGTTACATATACTTTACATCCACAAAATGCTCTTGGTTGTGTGGTCAGAAGCGATGCTTTTGTCGCTGATAAAAGTGTTGCTAATGGTGCTACACCAAACGATTATGTGAGTACTGGGTATGATAAGGGTCATGCTGTGCCAAATGGAGATCAAAGTTGGGATCAACAAGTAGAATATGAAAGTTTCTTAATGACTAATATGATACCACAAGCAGGATCATTAAATCGTGGTATTTGGAAATTGTTGGAAACTAGTATTCGAGGATGGGTCGTTCAATATAATAGACCATTTGTTATCTATGTTGGGGGAATTTATAATGCAACCAATAAAAAAATTGGCAATAATGTAATTGTTCCACACGCCTACTATAAAATAGTAATTGACAATAACACAGGATCCGTAGCAGGATGGTTATTCCCGCATACAGCGCCTTATCCTAACTTGGGTAATGATTTAACTAAATTTCGTGTCCCAGTTTCAGAAATTATGAAATTATCTGGAGTTGTTTACTTTTTTCCATCAAATGCAAATGAATTACCCGCTGGTGGGGAATGGAAGGTTGATTTTGGTAAGTTAACTCAATCTAAAAGAGATAAATGTAGATAATTATATATTATTTTTCCAATATGAACTATTAGTAATCCAGTGATGATACAAAGAAAACCCATTATCAATATCAATCACTGGATTAAATCCAAAATCTTTCTTAGCCGCATCAATATTTAATGAACCACGACTTGGAAATGAATGATCTCGTTCTATTAGATTTACTGTACCTTTACCAGCAATTTTAACTATCAATTCTGCTGCCTCTAATAAAGATATTGATTTACTTCTAGTTATATTATATGTTTTATTTTCAGTATTGTTACTTAATGTAGCGGCTACAATTCCATCTACTACATCTTGAACATAAGTAAAATCCAATCGTTCATTTTCTCCACGAACTTCAAGAGTTTCATCTCTCAAAGCCGCTAACATGAACTTACTAATTACACGATCTTCAACATCTAATTCACCATATACAGCACTTGGTCTAATAATAGTATGATTTAGTAGATTTCGTCTACTATAATCTTGAACAAGTTTTTCTCCCATGTATTTCATTATGGCATATTGGCCCATGGGATCACAAATGGCATCTTCTTTAACATCGTCATTAAAGTTGCCGTATATCATACTACTACTGATATAAACAAATTTTGACACTTGATGATTGACTGATAGTTCTAGAATGTTAAGTAGTCCTTCACACATAACTCTACTACCCTGTTGTGGATTTTTATTAACTATTTTTTGTCGAGGAAAACTGGCTAAGTGTACAATAGTATCTGGTTGAAACATATCAAATACATATCTTAATACTTCGCTTTCTATATCAATTAGATGTGTAATGACAGAAGATGGGATTTTCTTTTTACGCTCTGACATAATGTATTGAATTTCATCATATGAAATTACTCCATAATCAGTTTCGTTATCAACAATTCGTACATTATGTCCTTTTGATGATAATTGTGCAGCAACATTATGTCCAATAAATCCACACCCACCAGTTATTAATATTTTCATAGATCAGATATTAATGGAAATACTTTAGCAATAATTTTGGCACATTCAAGTGCAATTTCTCTATGTTCAAGTTGTGTGCTTTCATCGGCTCTAACATCAATATAATGAATCCAACTACGTAAAGTACCATTAACATACAATCTACTCATAGTTAATCCTTCAGGTAACACAGAACGTGCTTGTTCTTTGGCAATACCTTTTGATATTGCCCAGACATATAAATCCTGTGCTTGTCTAGTAAGATTTAATTGACCCTGTTCCCATTGATAGGCAATGCGACGTTGATCATCGTTAGTCATATCTAGTGCAATACTATTTTGACGATTTTTTGTATCTTGAAGTCTGGCTTCACGAACAACAAAACTTAAATCTTTTGTTGGATCAGCATAACGTTGTGAAAATTCTTGAAATGAAAAACTACGATGCCGTAATAATTGACGACCAATATCTCTAGTGGTTTCTACTTCTAAACATACTGAAACCATTTCCATTGGAGACCAATGTTTATGTTTGATAAGATACTTAATCAACTTTTCACTTGTTTCAGTGTTCATTTGATTACTTGGATTGGATACTCTAGCGCAAAATGCAACCAAGTCTTGAGCGTCTTTTAAGCCTTCTTCTAAGACTTCTTGACTTGGTTGTGAATAACTAATTAATTTTACTTTCATTAATGTTCTCTAAAATTAGAGTATGACATACTGTTTTCAATATGTCAACTTTTACTTGACCGATTTTAATAGATCATCAATTTCAGGTTGAACAATTTCTGCAATACCTTCAATGTCCAATACAAATTCTATTCCAATCATTTCATCATCATATTCATCCAATTTACGACTAATAGCTTGTTCAATCTCATCACTTTCTAAACCTTGATTGAACAGAGATTTAATGTTTATTGTTCGTTGGCGTCTTCCGTTCAACTTGATAACTAGTTTTTTAATAAACTCTAATGGTATCTTTGTTTTTTCAACACTGTCTACAATATGTTCCCACTTTGCGAAGACTTCGGGCGACATTGATTATTATCCTGTTACAGTTGCCTTACGTGGGCGTCCTGCCTTTTTAACTGTAGCGGATTCCAAGATTTGTTGAGGTGTTAATTCAACAGTTGCCTTTTTAGTAGTCTTTTTAGCTTTTGGTTGTACTGGATTCAATGATGGATCCATACCGTATGCTTCTTGTGCCAATCTTTCACTTTCGGCCAATAAACCACGAGCTTCAGCGGCCATTTTTTGAGCCTGTTGAAGACGTTGTTGAGCCAAATCTGTATCACCATATACATCTGGACTTGTCGCAGTTACCGCTGGTTTTGTACTGTCGCGCATTCTACGAGCAATATCTTTTGGATCTTGTAATCCACGACTATCATCGATTTCACGTAAACGTTTAACTGCCTCTTCACCCTTGGACATTTCATTTAAAATGTTGTTAAGTTCACTTAATTTAATTGCTTGATTTGGAGCAGGTGTCATTAAGACTTGAGCGGTTTGAACTTTTTTCATCATTCCTTCATGATGCAAAACTTGTAATAAAATTTTACCATCACGAGTATAATTCTTATTTAATGCCTCGGCAAGATTATCCTCTCGTTGAGCAGATTCACTGTCAATACATGAAATTAATGGGTCATGAATATTTTGATTAAGTAACTCCGTATATACGACCAGAGCCATATGTTCTTCACCGGGAATTTGTCTAAAAACAACAGCAACTTTACGATCCCCTATTTTTCCAACGTGTTTGATAAATTTTGCCACGATACTCTCCTAAAAATGAGTTATTAATAATATTTAGTAGTGAGATACGTTGACGATTTTTTTTATTTTATAACATCAGAATTAAACAAACTTCTAATAGTAATACTATTATATTGATTAAAGGCGTTAACAACCTCAGTATAGTCACCGATATTATTTTTTATCATCAATTTTTTACGTGAGCAACCGCTATAAAATTTCTCTTTTGTTAACACCTCATCTCCGTCAATTGCTCGGATACTAAATGCCACTCTGTCTACGCTTGATTTCTGAGTACGATGAATTACGTCTCCTTTTAGTAATAGCAAATCACCTGGCATAACAGATGGTGTCACACCATATTCGTTGATGTCAAAATCTAATATGATCTCATCTCCAGTTTCATCGTCGTACAATACGGTTTTTCTCTGTTGTACTCGCAGTCTTTTTGCCCCATTGTTTAATATTCGTTCTTCAAATACATCTGGCGCAAGACTTTGAAAAACATCATGAGGTATAATTGTAAGACCGCTAGTTGTACTCGTTGACTTAACCACCGGAAACCAAAAATTCAGCACACTATTAGTGTGCTGATACTTATAATATGTTTCATGATCTATGTGCCAGTCAAAATTTATCAACGATGAATCAAAATACGTAATACGTTTTGAAAAAAACATATCAGTTTTAAGATTGGTTAATTTGGAAATGTTATACAAGTGTTCTTTTAATTGATTGTATAAATTATCTTTAATAGTTCCAAGTAATAATTTGTAGTTTTTGTTTGAGGCACCTTCTGATTCAAATCTCTGTTTGATAGATTTATAATCATTTCGTATCCATTCTAAATCTTCAATATTCAGAATATTGGAAATAACAAGATATCCTTTAGTATTAAGAGTTGAATAATCTATCATAGTAATAGTATTTATAATCAATCAAAATATGCATGTGTCCCAAATGGAGGAACGATAGTGTCATTGCCATGAATAATCCAAGTTGTGTCTGTAAAATCTTCATCACCCCACGAACCAAATGGCATACCATCAGTAAATACAATTAATCGTTTGGTATCTTCGCCACGTTCTTTAAGATAATCAAAAATTACAGTAAAGTCAGTTCCACCACCACCCATAGGTTCATAATCACTCATAGTATCCAAGTTATCACTAGTAAAGGATTGAGGATTATAAATGTTAGTGTCAAAACAAAATACATGAATTTTGAAACCATCAAACATTTGCATCATTCCCGACACTTCACCGAGAAACATTTGAGCTTGTGTATTACTAATACTACCTGACATATCAATAGCAACAACAACATCAATTTCTTCACCCGGAGTTGTTCCAGGCATAATAGCATCTAAGTGCCAACCGCGACGATTAGGACGAGAGAATGAATAATCAGTTTTAATAGATGATGTTAAATTAGTTTGAATTAATTCGCGCCATGGCATTTTTGGATTGGTGACATCATCCAATAATCGTTTAACGCCAGCTGGTAATTGTCCGGCCTCAGCACCTTTGGCGGCATTAATAATGTTTTGTTTAATTTCTTGACGAAGAGCATCACGTTCTTCCTGAGTCATTGTCTTTGGACGTCCTTTACCTTCACCTTCACCATCCGAATCATCTTCAGAATCCATATGTTCATCTAACATCTTGTCAATAAGATCATCAAGATTAATCTTAGTAACATCTTTCATTAAATCATCATAGATATATTCTGAATATTTACCATCATATTTTGCTTCATACAAACAGGGAACACTGGTAATAAATTCACCAACTTTATGACGTTTCAAATCGGCATTGACTGCATAATCATTGGCAATGTTCCACATTTGTGGATCACGATTATCACGCCGACCCATATGATCATATACAACATGAAGTACTTCATGTCCAACAAGAAATTCAACTTCTTTTGGTTTTAATAAACAGATAAATTTACTATTGTAATAAAAATTACGTCCATCAGTAGCTGCCGTTGAACACCATTCATCTGCATTTATTAATTTAAGACGAGTAGCCAAATTACCAAAAAATGAATGACGAATCAACAAACCAACACGAGCAGTAATCAATAGATCACGAGCACGGTCATCAATTTTTGAATCTGTAACACCAATAAGATTATCAAATTTATTAGTTTTGTTTTTACTTTTCTTTTTGGACTTATTAATTACATCACTCATAAAATTCTCCAGTTTATATTGTATTGTAACATATGATAGATTTATTGTCAAGTTTAAAAAAAGGATAATGAAAATTCATTATCCCTTAAATGGCATCATCCATTTTAAATTTTACTTAACGGCATCCAATACATATTTACCAAACTTCTTGTGAAATTCCTCAAAATGTTTGAGTTTTGTTGGATCCATATCCAAGTTATATGTCTTGAGAGCAATTTTGGCGCCCAAGATAACCAATTCAGTTTCAAAGTTGGTCATCATATAAGACAGAAAATTATCAAAAATAGGATTGAAATCTTTGATCGATACTCGTTTATTATCAATCATGTCTTTCATTTCATAACACATACTAATGGTCAATGAATACATAGCCGATACTTCTTTAATATCTAATGTTGTTACGATGCCATTCAAAATATCGGATGGATTTGGAAGTTTACCTGAAATTTTACGATGAGCGGAAAATTTTGCGGCCAATCCCTCACCTACACAACCAGCAACCAATGTAAATAATGTATCAGTATCACTATTGTCATCATAATCTTTCAAGATATCTGATACAAATACCCAACTACGAGGAGTAGCAAATGCATGACTAGAAGATTTTGCATCAAAATCGTACAAATCATTTTTGGCAAATGACAAATATGACACAACGTCTTTATGAATACCATTAAGAACTGCCCATGTTTGCCATGTATTAAAGTCAGACCGCATTTCAATATGTAAGAAACGATTGGCTAATGGCATTGGCATACGATAAGTAACACCCTTGTCTGATTCACGATTACCACCGGCAATCAGATCAACATTAGATGGCAAGACATATTTACCAATTCGGCGATTCAAAATCAATTGATAGGCTGCCGCTTGAACCGTTGGCGGGGCACTATTCATTTCATCCATAAACAATACAATACGTTTATATTTACTAGCCATTTCTTCATCTGGCAATTCAATCGGAGGTGCCCAATCCATTTTTCCTAAATCTTTGTTATAAAACGGAATACCACGAATGTCGGTTGGTTCCATTTGAGCCATACGCAAATCAATCAAATGTCCGCCAAGTTCTTTAGTGATTTCTTCTACAATTTCTGATTTACCAATTCCTGGTGGACCCCAAATAAATGTTGGGCGTTTGGATTTAAATGATTGTAAAATTGCTTTACGTGCCTGTACAGCGGTTACTGTATACGATTCTGGTTTTGATGCCATTTGGAAAACTCCGTTAAAATTAATATTGAAAAGATAGTATAGACGATAATCGATTTATTGTCAAGAAATAATCTGAACAATACAATAAATCATAGGTCCGATTATTAAACTTTCAGCCACAAACATCAGTACTATAGTAACAATATCGTAACTGAGTTTTGCCGGATGAGATTTCATTTTTCCAATTTACCAATTAGAGTGTTTAATTTTTCTTGTACTTCACCAATTGTAAGAAAATACTTATACACTGTATGAGATATAATAGTTAGTGCCACAATCAATAAACTCATGGCAATTACCATTGGGGGTACATACATAATAATCAATGTAGTCACAAGTGAAGATACAATTGCAACACCGAATACTGCTAGAGTTTTTAAACCCGCTTTTACTTTTAAATTCATAAATTTCCTTATTAAGTTAAATTACCAACTTGCACGATAGTAAAAATCCCAATCCTTTTGATCGGATGATAGAATCTTTTCTAAAAGTTCTTTTGTATATTCTAAATCTTGAATATAATATTCATCAATTTCGGTTGATCCGAAAAAGAATCCATCTGATGGAGGCAATAATTCGCCCGCAGTACTATTATCGGCTAACACAGTGTTTACCGTTTCTAACAATGATTCCATATTCTTACGAGTAAGATAAGTTTCTTGACATTCATCAATTCCGTTTTGACAATTAGTCACAAACCATTTATGAATGGCATTAGCTTTTCGCCAATAACCAGCTTCCACCGACACTTCATTAACAGTGCCAAATGGACTACCAATAGAGACAGTAATTGATTCTCGCATTTCTTTAACTTCTTTGTTATATTCTGGCAAATAACGTTTTGCCGTCAAATACATATCTAAACCCATGATTAATCCTCTACAGTTAACATTGAAGCTGGTACTCGGTAAATTCCAAGAGTGGTATTGACGATAACGTTTTTGACTTTGATGCCAGTAACATTACCCAAATATTTTCTACCACCACGATCAACAAAGCTGACTTTGGATCCAATAGTTAAACTATTCTTGGTAGTTTTGGCCAATTCAGTACGGCGAAATTTAATCGCCTGTGCAACATTATTCAATTCATCATTGGTCAAATCACCAAACATAATTGATCTGACCACTTCTGACAGAGTAGTATTACTCATTGACAATTCTCCCGATTATAATACAAGAACGTAACTTTTGTTCAGTGCTTTTCTATCAGTACGAACAAGTTTAACCCCTCTACTAGCACAGGCAGTAGTAGGAATATCCATTTTATATGGCACTTCAAAAATAGTTCCAGATTTTGCAGTTAAAAACACATACATTTTTGGAGTGATTCGTTTGAGTGATTTAGGTTTACACATTTTTATTCCTCCGAAACCAATTCATCTAACGAACGGCGAGTAACGCTATCAACTACTGATTGAGCAGATTGATACTGCCCATACTTACGAATACGTGATTCGCGATCAGTGCGACGAGTAACGAATACAACTTTTTGACCCTTGGCTTCCATGGCTTTCATGAACACGGTCATATCAGAATCTTCTTCAAGATAAACATATTCAGTACGTTGGTACGAGAAAGATGAAATCTTATTGGCAATACCCAATTTCTTGAGCATTTTCAGAGGGACACGTAACCAAGAATGACCCGGATCCACATAGTGTAACAACTTAACGGCTTCTTTCATTTTTAATTCCTTTTTGTGAGTGTGTGTAATAATTATAACTGAAATGGGATTTATTGTCAACAAATTTGTTGTAAAAATACAACTACTGGTTATTTTTAAAATAACCGTATTCTACGCCGAGTAGAAAACAGAGATATTCCATATCCCCGCCGGCATCTTCCGCCTCACTGATCCAGCGAATAGCCATTGCACGATCTTTGGCACCCATGGTGAGTAATTCAGAAATACGAGCCTCCAACTTGCGAGCTTTGTAAGATTCTTCTTCTTTACGAGCAAGTGCGTTTGCCTTACAAACCTTGGCGAGTTCCTCAAATACCACTTCGAATTCTTCCACAGTCCAACTGGAAGTGTCCAGACGGGGGCGATACCCGTATGCGTCCTTATAAAAATCAGAGTACTCGCAAGCGAGTTGTTCTAATTCTGACATTTCTTCCCAGCTTTTGAATTCGTTCATTTTCGTATCCGTTTTCTCAGTGTATGTGTATATTATATCAGATAATGGATTTATTGTCAAATTATAATGTTGTATTAAAACAACAGTATTTTAGAAAAAAAGTTTGATTAAAACGATCTGAATTACAGCACAAATAGCGAGATAAACGATGATTTCTAACATTTTTAGTTCCTTTTATCAGTGTATGTGATAATTATATACTAATATTGATTAAATGTCAAGAGATTTTTGTTGTAATTTTACAACACTTTTAACGACAAATTTTAACGTTTCTATACGTTCTATTATATCTGTCCCATTGAGTAACCCACGTACAACGTGGTTGTATATATACTGGACGTGGTACATATACTGGTTGTGGTTGATAATATACTGGTCGTGACTGATAATATGGATCATATGCCACGCAACCTGATAATAGAGTAATGATTCCAAATATAACTGCCAATACAACTTTTTTCATGATTAGTATCCAATTAATTGACTAAAGCCGGCCCACTTTGTAAATTGTCACCGTAGGTGTTTTTTAGTATTTGTAAGGCATTGTATGGGGTATCAGCCTGAATTGTAACTTTGATAAAGTTCCCAGTTCCAGCTTTTACAAATGCCCAATAAGTTTTCATTTCCATGATGTCTTTCTCCATATGTATTTATTACTGGCTTAAGATCAACATCAAGATCCATTTTTCTAGATTATTAATCGCTTGATTAATCTCACAAATTTGTGGTTCCAAATACTTAAAGTTATTGATTCTTCTGGCAGTAACTTCAGCTTTGTTTAATTCAACCACCATAACTGTAATATTATCTTTCATCTTGTAAAGATCACTATTATAATTCATTGACTTCAATTGAGTTTTTAATTCTTGTTCAATTGCCCACCAATCAGCAGAAGTTTTTATTTCCATGATTAGATATTTAGTGTTAATAAAATAGGGACCCGAAAGTCCCTATTGGTATTTTCTGTTACGAGGTATTTCCTACCCTAAGCAACTTTTTCAAGCGGCTAATGCCCAATTTTCATCGTTAGCATTTATTGGTTGTTTAGTTTTTACGTCTATCGCTGACGAGTTGTCCATTCCGTTACTTGTTGCCCAATCGAATCCTTTCAGCCCCATCATAAAGAGACTTTCTAATAGTGGCTAACATTTTATTAGCTTCTTTAAGCGACATTTTAGATACATCTTTTGTGTAATGTACTGTTCTGCCGTTTTCAAGCACTATAGTATTGTCAATGTAATTCATGTAATCCCTTTATGGTGGAGCTGGCGGTATACGATAACCGCGTCTTGAACACTTTTCTCTTTACTTCTGTCCTGATTACTCAGGGTTTACAACAATTCTTTAAAATATGTCATCGCCCATACTTTTAATATCTTCATTATGATTAGACCAATCATAAGTTATAATTTTATAACATGTGTATCCAATTATCGGAATCATAATCAATATGAGAAATAATTTATCCATTTAGTTCTGTATCCAAATACTGTCTGAAAATTGTAGTAGTCATTATTAATCTTGAATTAAAACTCGTCTATAACAATTACAGTTACCATCAAATATTGTTTCGTAATGGTATCCGTAAGGAATCTGAGGATTAACGTATACAGGATCCGGCGCTACATATACTGGGTCAGGTCTCGTGACACCATAAATCATGGAACCCACGATTGCTCCACCAATAAGTGCGGGAGCTATCCAATTATTATTATACCCACGATTGTAATTATGATTATGACCACGATTATATCCATGATTATAATTATGATTATGATTATGACCACGATTATATCCATGATCCTGTGGGTGTTTACGTCCACGTCCATCCGCTAATACTGAGGATGATAACAATAAACTTACGGTCAATAATACTAATTTTGATTTGATAAACATACGATCTCCTTTGATCGACTTTTAACTATAATACTACTATTTATGTTTATAGTCAACTAAATTCGGATTAGATATATCTTTAATTGTTTCAATCTGTTTCAGTCTAAAAACTTAAAACTGTATGTTTTAACGTCCATTCTTCCGTTTCTACCTTTTCCTGACCATATGTTGTGTACGTTTCTACTGACATCTCGTAATTCCCATCGTTCATTTCTCTTTAATAAATTAGCCATACTAGCACTACTTAACTTAATTTGAACATCAAATCCTAATTCATGTTTCATATAATCAGCGGTAATATCAGTCATTCTACCACCTAATCCAAATCCACAATAATCAGGATGAACTACAATTCTATTGGCATGCATTACCATTGGTATACCAGCATCTTTATGTTCTTGTTTCCACATAACATAATTACTATAGGCAATAAATCCTATTTGAATATCTTCATGAAACAACCCAAACATATAGGTTTTTCCTGGTGGTAAACTATCACTTAGATAGTGATATTTGCTAAAGACTTTCCAACTTTTTGAGTCTGTAAGCTGTCTAATCCCAAAAACAAGCTCTTCGGATCTGGTATGCCTTGGACAAAGTAACCTCCGATCAATATAGTCTTGAGTATTACAGTCAATGATCCAATCTGGGTTAAGCCAGTCTACGATATCATAATGACAACTCAATAAAACTATTTGTTTACCTGTTTTTCTAGCATGTTTTTGAATACTATGTGACATAGCTTTAGCCACTGAACGATCCACTACCGAAGTCCATTCATCAATAACAATAAACTGTCCATCTAATCTTGCCATTTGTAAGGCACATTCAGCCCTGGCTTGTTGACCATTACTTAGAGTTTTGGCTGGTGCAATCCATGTAACTGGTGATCCTAAACCAACTCCACTTAAGAATGATACGCGTTCATCATAACTATAACTATCATCAAATTGACTGATAACAGCCTGATCCGGTTTCAATAATGTATCAAAACAATTATCACCCCAAATATGTTTGGCTAATGTGGTTTTACCTGATCCACTATTACCAATAATCAGACCAATATTATATTGACTTTCAATATCAGCACGTATTTTGATATGATGTGTCAGTTTCTTTTCTACATCTAGGTCAACACTATTGGCTGCTTTAATAACGTAAAAGTCTTCTGGAGCATCACATTTAAGTGTTAATTCATAAGTTTGCACTTGAATCCTCTTTCAGTAAGTTCTTCATATATCTTCTTAAGTTTCATTTCACCATCTTTAGTTCCTGGCAATTCTAGAATTAAGATATTTCTAACATCATCAACCACTTCTTTTTTCTTTTTTGGTGGTGGTAAACCAGTAAAATCAAAAATGTTTTCTTCGCTCATTTAATGATTATCTCATAATTATACATAACAGTCAAGAGATTTTGGATAAATACTATATCATGAAAATCAATCAAATTATCAATGAAGAAAGTCACATAGATCCAGGTATTATTGATGCTCTCAAGAAAAAAGGTTATAAACAGAAAGGTCGTGGAGATGATGCGATTGCATTCTTAGAACCAGGAACTGGACAAATTCTCAAAATATTTGGAACTGGAGACGGGGCAGATGTTGTGAAAAAGAATGGCAAACCACAGACCAATTTTAATGAACATCAAAAGATGGCATATTATTGGTCTAAGTATTGCGATATGCATTCTGATAATAAATTTCTACCAAAGTTTTCAGGCATTGAAAGTTTTCATTGGGGCAGTTCAGTCTATCTACAGATTCGTCAAGAACGATTATATGACTTGGAAAAAGATCAAAAAAGAACAATAGAATCCATGGCCATGATGGCCAGACGCAAAGTTCCGTTTGAGACAATGGACGAAAAGTACACTAATAATAATTATGCTGACACCAGAGCATCATGGAAACAAATAAAAGAGAAAATAGATGACAAAGACTTGAGATTGTTCTATCAGACAATGATAGATATTGCCAATATTGCGAATCAAAAAAACTGGGCCTATGATCTTCACGGTGACAACATCATGATGCGTCGAGATGGCACACCAGTTATTCTTGATCCATGGGCTCTATAATATGAAAATAAATGAAACTTCTTTTTTAACAAAAAATTGAATAAATACTTGTATCATTTTTAAAAGGAAATAAAATGGCTATCTTAGGTACACAATCATTAACTAATGAAGTAGTTTTATCAGAAAGACAAGTAACAAATGAGTTTAGAATTCGTGAAATTCAAGAAGAAATTGAAAATCGTAAAGTTCATGTTAGAGTTGAATTGGGACCATTTATTACCGAAGAACGTCCAAATGGAGAAACTGAAACTCGTGGGTCATCCACTCGCGGCGTAACTGTTTGGGAAAATGATGAATATGATGCTATTCGTGATACATGGGCAAACGCCGATTTAATCGCTAAAGTAACATCAATCTTAAACGGTTAATATGAAATATCAAGAATTTATACCCGAACAAGAACTGGAAGAATACAGTCAAACAGACGTTGGTATTAGACGTGCTCTTGAAAAGAAAGGATATAAATTCTTGAAAGCGGGTGTTGATCAAAGTGCCTACTTAGAACCAGGAACTAATATGGTTTTAAAAGTATTTGGAACACAAAAAGATAGTGATAGTTTTAGTGAAGATCATCTGATGTTTTTCAAATGGGCTAAGTTTTGCGATAAAAATAAAGACAATCCATTTTTACCAAAATTTTATGGGTATGACAGTTTCATATTTAAAGGTCATCGTTATTTACAAATACGTCAAGAATTCTTATTTCAACTTGATCAGGGAACTGGTGATTTATTAGCGGGTATGGCTGATGATGTTGAAGAAAACGGTGATTTTGAAACATTTATAAAATTAATACCAGTAGAATATGGTTCAAATATTCAAATGGCCTTTGAAGATTTAGATAAATTAGTTGGGCCCGCGGGTGTAGATAAATTATATAAAACTATTAAAAAGTTAAATAAAATTGGAAATACCAAGGATTGGGTTTTGGATCTTCATGATCAAAACTTTATGAAAAGAGATGATGGCACTCCAGTTATCGTTGATCCTTGGGTTGTTCCTCATTTCTAATAATTAACTATACTTACTATCGTAAAGTTTTTTCAACATTGCCCAATCATAAGATTTCATTAATTCTGACAATTCACCATTAACTGATTCATAGTACTCCATGGCATCATATGCCCCACCAGTACTCCATTGTCCATTTTTACCATCACCAACAGTTAACCAAGTATTCAAACGATCCAAGTTCTGTTGATTGTCATTGACAACACTATAATGTTTGAGTTTAATACATTCTCTAAATGCAGTTCTCCAAGTAGTCCAACTATCAGTATTATAAATAGCAACTCCAGAATTCATATCTACAACTTCATGTGCACTATCCATTGTAAAGTCTAGACCACGAACGTCAGTTAATAATGTCAATCGTTTATTGTTTGCTACAATAGCCTGATGACCGTATTCTAAATGATTAACTGGGTTTGTTGCCATGAAGATGTAGTGTTTTGATCTCTGTAATCTATCTGGTTGCCATGAAAAATCAAATTTTGGATTTACTTTGAGTTTACCGTTAACTAAAAAATACCAACTAGTATTACTGACATTGGCCGCGGCATGTTGACTGGCAACTCGTCCAACTACATCTTTAACTCTGACTACTCTATTAGATAAACTTTGATCTGATACTATTTTCAGTATTTGATCATAGTTTTCATCAGCATTTGGCTCTCCATTACTAAAGAATACAATGTCCAATGATTTGGATTCATCTAATTGTTCAGACATCTTTATGTTTGGATAATCATATACTTCAGACTGTACTATATCAATTGATATATCAGGAACAAAAATTCGTGATGATCCCGTACTAGTAATAATTATCTGATGATCACGAGAATCCCACATATTAGGAACTACATTTTGCTTATTTTCAGAAGCAGAATTACCATTAATTAATTCATAGTACGGCCAATTTCTATTAGAAATTTTCATAATAGCATCTGCTTGACTATCATAATCATGTTCAATAACAGGATGTTTTAATCTGGGAACTGTTATATGTCCAATGTAATTTACAGATTTACTATAAGCTTCAAGCGAAGTTAAGTCTTCACTTTCTTTCTTGAACTCATTTATATTGATAAAGAATGTATCACCAAACTTTTGTCTTGAGTTTTCAAATTTACTTGAGAATACATGTACTTGATTAAATTGAAATGGGTCTCCTACCCAAGTAAAATCAAAATTCTCGTAGTCACACAAACTAGAACAAACCCAAACATAATGTTCTTGTTTGATTTCATATTCTGATTTACTATTGACCCACTTGGTCAATGTCTCAATATAACTATTATCATATGACAACACTGTTATTTGATGACCATCACATTTGTCTTGTAATTGATATAGTGAATCAGATTTATTTCCAAAATCAATATAAACAATGTCATGTAGACATTGTGATATCTTGGCTCGTCTACGTCTAACAAAATTAATATTCTTGACATGTTCTATCTGTTTTAGATATTTGGTATCTGTCTCAAATGATTCAGTATTAATCATATATGTATTTCCCCAATGTGACCACTGAGTACCAAATACATGAATCATGTTGCGTTGCCAATGACTTGGATAAAAATCAAACTGAAACTCACTATAGTCTACTTCACTACTTAATATCCATATAAGTTTGGTGGATGATTTCTTTATACAACGATTGATAGTATCAATCCAGCTACTGGCATATCTGGTTTTTTGTAGTTGTGGGAATTGTAATTTCAATTGATCAAACTGATCTGAATTATTTCCACGATTGACATAGAACATATCTAGATCAGTAACAATATCAAGTTCATAGTCTATATAGTTAAGTTCTCTGAATCCTTTACTCCAAATTGGTCCATTAATATAGTATGTGGCTACATCTTTACTCAATGAAGTTCCAAATACATTTATATGTCTGAAGTTATCTGATGTTGGTTTCCAATTGAAATCAAACTTATCATAATTCAAATCACGGTTCAATGCCCAGAATACTTCTGTTGAATGTTGTTCGATCAAATCTTCTAATGTAGTTGTAACATAATATTTGGCAATAATGTCATTAGAATCTTCTCTAGTCATATAAACAATTTCAGTAGCATTTGGAACAGTATATACTGGACCATTATTTTCCCATTGATAGATTTGAGGTGGACTAAATGGATTTGGTCTCCAACTAAAATCAAAACTACTATTATCTTCTGGATTTGATACAGTCCAATTATCTTTAGTAGGTTCTAAATTGGCAACTGAATCAGTTATATACTTACGATCAGTTGCTCCAGACATATGATATTCAACTGTTGGCTCAATAGTAGCATCATTCCATTTGTTACCCCAAACATATATATATGGAGGATCATATGGATGTGGAGTCCAGTTAAAGTCAAATGTAGAATCAACAGGAATTAATACTCTCCAACACTGAGGATCTCCAATAATTCTGGCAGAAACATCAGTGACAAATTTTCTTTCAGTGGCTCCAGTAACATGATATTCAACAGTTGGCATTTCAGATGAACTTAAATGTTGATTGCCAAATACCCAAATAAATGGAGGTTCTGTATTATCTGGATGCCAACTATAATCAAATTCTATATTATCATCAACTAGAACTTTAAAGTTACTAGGAATTATTTTGCTTTGTATCTTTTTGGACTGTTGTTCAGTACGATATTTTATTCCTTCATATTCAGGAACTACAAATCTTGGCCCGCCCGTGCGTTGCCATTGAGTTCCAAATTCGTGAACATATGGACGATCATACGGGTATGGACGCCAGTTAAAATCAAATTTATCGCAGTCTATATCATCTGGAATTTCCCAAAATCCTTGTTCCCACAATTTACGTCTACGTTCTAACTCATTATTATCCATGTTAATATTTACTTTATAATACATGTAACCAAAAATAAATATATATATGACAAGTCAATCACTCACCATCAATACCAATGATTTGATATATTGGTTTAATGCTATTAGAAATCTACCAGACGACGAACGTACTCGCGCTCTAGACGCTACTTGGTCCGGACAACTTCAGAGTAAAGCCTGGTTAGTAAACACATTAAAACAATATATGAATCAACCAAGTAATGTATATATATTTGGAGGATGGATTGGAATATTGGCCAGTATGATGTTTCAACATTTGCCAGTTAAAAAGATTCGTAGCATTGATCTGGATCCATGGTGTGAGTCAATAGCAGATATGATCAATAAACCATATGAAATGGATGAGTGGAGATTCAAGGCTATTACCAATGATATGAAATCATATGATTATGATTGGGGTATTACCAGTGATGTAGTAATCAATACTAGTAGTGAACATGTAGATCAATTTACTTATGATCACTGGTTTAACATGATCTGTCCAGGAAGTTTAATAGTGGTTCAAGGCAATAACTTTTTTGATTGTTCAGAACATATTAGATGTAGTCAAAGTTTAAATGACTTTGAGAATATGAACAATGTATATAATCCATTATTTTCAGGACAATTTCATACTGATCAATATACCAGATACATGAGTATCTGGCGTAAGTAAAAGTTTTAAAGTTTGATAGTAATATGTTTAACTGAATTCCATTGATAATTACGTATACGATTTTTAGTATGATATAATACTGAACCAATACCACTACTTTCATCACCCGGATTCGGCAATGACCATATATATTTCCACATTGGTTCTACAATGTCTTTATTCGTTTTACTGTTCATAGCACAACCTCCCATGTAAACTAATGAATCTGCATCAGTTAACTGTTTGGCTTTTATCATAACTGATTCAATTTGAATTTCAAATACTTGTTGAACAGATGCAGCAATGTCACATTTATCTTGCAAATTTTTAATCTCGTGAGGCCAATCAGATATACCACGATGAAGATTCTTCTGAGAATGAATCAGACCATTCATATATGTTAATACGAGATTATAATATCTGGTAGAATCTCCCAATTCTGCCATGTTTTGTAATAAGTATTCGTCTTTGATTGGTGTATGTCCCACTAACTTAGTAAATGCACTATAAAATAATCCTAAACTATGTGGATAATTGCGACTCCATACTTTATGTAATTCACCGTGTTTAGCTTGCCAAATTGTAGCACATTCAAATTCTCCTATTGCATCAAGAACCACAATTGCACAGTTACTAAATGGACTTGTATAATATCCAGCCGCCGCATGACTAGAATGATGTGAAGTATACGTAATAGGCGCTGATGTATATAGATTCATATAATTTTTTGGTAATACACTAAAATCAAATGCCCTATTATATTGACCAGCATATATTTGCCGAGCCTTTTTTATCCAAGGATTTTCATACCAAAAAATTCGGTCAGGAGTTCCGTGTTCAAGTGCTAAATCAATGTTTAAACTTGATATTTGATCATGTTGACCAACATAATTGTCAATAAATTTATCATCTTTAAATACGGCAATACCATGTCCGTGGTTTAATGCGTTTACTCCCCAATGTATCATTTGTATATAAATGGATCTTTTTCACGTAATTCTTTTAGACGTTTTTTAAATCTATATTCTCTGATCAGACGTTTGAAAAATTTGACTATAAACATAATATTACTCCATGTGATATATTTATTAATATAAATACATTCTGGAGAATCAGAATCTATCAATAGTATGAATGAACGGTAATACACAAAAGTCATTATAATTCATAGTATAGTTTTATAATCAGAATTTCTGAATCGATCAGTTTCTTGAAGTTTATAAATTATCTGTTCAAATTTTATGGAATTATCTTTACTCATCATATAATTGATCAACCCACGACAACGATCTATATAATCATAATCATGATTGTTTTCAGTTAGCCATAGTATATAACTTTCCCATCGTTCTACAATCTGATTTTTTTTATCCAATGGTAAAACCGTGGGATCCATATTTTCTGGTTGATGAGCAATACTATACATAATATCTTTGGCGGAACATATATGTGTTGACAATAGATTCTGTCCCAAGTCAGGAAGAGACAACATACTCATTACACTAGCCACACTATTTATTTTTATTTTGACATGTGGCGTCTGTTGCTTTACTGTCAAAATATTATTAATAACTGAATCATAATCAGATCCATATCTGATATAATCATTGACATGTTTATAACCATCCAAACTAACAATTACAGTAATATTAGTAAATTTGTTCCATAGATCAGTCAACTGCTTATCTCTATATTGAATGTTTGTCAAATTAGTATTATAGGTTAAACTTGGATCTAATTCATGTTCTATTAAGATATTCAGTAGATTATAGTTTTCTTCAGTTATCAGTGGTTCACCACCAGCCAAATATATTTCTTTAACCTGAACTAGATCATTAAAAATTTCGTCTATAATCTCATGATCTAATCTATGTAGAGTTTTATTTTTTCTATTATGTATTTTATTGAATTCAACCGCAATGCTACTGCTAAAAGTAGGACTGCATGTTAAACATTTTAAATTACATAAATTTCCAAATCTTATATCCAAGTACAATGGTTCAAAATGTTCAACTGTTCCATCTTGTAGTATTTCAATTGGTTTATCAGAAGACTCAGCAATATTATTTATTTTTTGTTTATAAGGAGTCATATTCATTTTCATCTGAGACTCACATTTGTAACAGCCTGCAGGAATTTTATGTTGTATAAATTCCGATCTAATTTGAATCATTCTTGGATGATTCATTGATTCTAAAATTGAATGAGTATTATTTAATACTGAAAATTCATGATTCTTATCCTCATACAAACAACATGGCAATAATCTACTATCTGGATTAACATATAAATGAGTCCAAGGAGCGTAACAAAATAGATCAGATGATTTGTTATTCATTATTCATTAGTAATTGATTAAGTTCTGGAAATGTTTCTGAAAAGTTAGTTTTTCTAATTGTATCTAAATGTGTCACATACTCAGTAATGGCTTCAATATTAGTATTAGAAGATTCTAAAATCCAACTAAGATTGCTTTTCAGTGACGTAAAATAATATTCAGGAAATTTGTCATTGACTTCAAGTAAAAATTCCTGTATTTTCTGTTCAATTTTATTCTTAACATTTTTTGGAAGAATCTGTGGATTTAAATATGTTGGATTGTATACTCTTCCCAAAACAATAGGATATCTAGTAGTATTTTTATAGTCTAATTTCATCCACCAGCGATATAATTCTACTAAATCTAAAACATTAAGAGCATGTATACTGGTTAAGATCATTGTTTTTGCACCACTAGCAATGCTAAGATTAACATTATGTTCTATCTCAGACCATTGAGCAGGATATCTGACATAGTAATTTTTATCATCATATCCATCTATAGAGAACATCAATTCTATTTCTTTAAATTTTGGAATCAATGACCAAAACGAAGTGGGTATTTGAGTTCCATTAGTATGAAATCTAATTTTAATATGTTCACTATGTCCAGTATCTACCATGTACTGTATTAAATTATTAATGCTTTTTGATAAGAACGGTTCGCCCCCGCCAAATATTATTTCTTGTAGTTCTGGAACTAATATTTCAAATTCTTTCCAAAATTCTGGTTTTTCAACCCACGTAAACTGACCAATGTCAATCATTGAGTTACTAGTCCATATGGATTTCAGTGATGGATTTTGACTGATTTCACTTAATAGTTTACTATCAGCCAACCATTTAGAACTTTCATTTGGACGACACATTATACATTTTAGATTACATGTATTTCCGGCTCTAATATCTAGTGTAAATGGATCAATACTACTATGTCCGAATTCATCTACTGATTCTAAAGCTAAATCAAGTTTTTCTGAGTATTTAGATGAATAAAACTTATTTGATTTAAGTCTATGACTTTCTATACCATACTCTTCATCGAAATAGCATTGTTTACAATTTTTAACTGGCTGATCTGCCATCATTGCCAATCGTATACTTTTCATGTCATTGCTGTTCCATGCCTGCTTTATAGTCATTGAATTTAAATTATCAGATGTTCCGGCGGCAATACAACATGGAGTGACATTGCCATTGGTCAACGTTGCCATGTGAATAAATGGGTATACACAAAAAGTTTTAGATTCTTTTAAATTAAATTTCATATGACCTTGTTTAGTTTGGGAAAAACTATATCAAAATTAGTATTACGCTTTTTATCCATACTAATAATAAAATTACGAAGTAATACATTTTGTCTTTGATCTTTATGTTGCCACATAAAATCTAAACATCCTTTGAGAGAATTAATTAATAATTTGTGACAGTCATCTTGATTGCATTGGCCAATAAAGTCCCAAATTATTTGATTTATATATTCTTTAGTATGTTGTTCAACAAATCTTACATCCATCCAAGTTGGTCTATGAACATATTTAAAAGTTAAAGGATTATAATCCAAGTTTAAATTTAAACTGAATATCCACTTAATTATATCAGGAAAACAACTTAAGCTTAATGAATGAACCGATAGAGCGAAATATATTTTAACATTTGAATATGACATTGATTTTTTTACATTATCAACTACGGATTCCCATCTAATTGGCCATCTAAGATATTCGGCTTGTTCTTCAGTAGCATCAATGCTGAATGTTATAATGACCTGATTAAATTTTTCTAATATTTCAAAAAACCAATCAGGAATTGACATTCCACTAGTAAATATTTTTAATGTTATCTTACTGGCATGATCATGATTACTTAAATCTTTTATTAATTTTAATGTGTTTTCACTTTGTAATGGTTCACCACCATTCAAACTAATCTCAGTCAATTGAGTTAAATTTTGCCAAAAATTATCCCAATATACAGAATTTTTAATTTCAGATTTTTCTGTGAATGCATTTTTAGCTCTGGTTCTATAAAATGCTTTGATTACTCTATGATCAGTAATTTGAGTTAAAGAATCAGATTCATTTCTATAGAAATCACTATATGATGGCGAGCAATGAATACACATTGCCTGACAATTTGTATCTAATGCCAATTCTATTGATGTATTTAAATTGTTCATAGTTTTGAAATCAATTGATATAATTCCGGATTAACAGTGTTTAAACTCTGTTCTCTATGCTGATCCAGAAGCAGTGTAAACTCTTTAAATTTTATAAGTTCTGTCTCATTATACATGTCTTTATTACATTTGTCAACTATTACATTAATTCTACCCACAAAATGAGGATTTAATGATGATCTAGATGTTTTCAAAAACTCGTTAAGTTTAATCAATGCTCGTTGTTTCATATCATATGGGAGAATTTCAAACGTCAAGTGAGTGGGAAATGTTAATACTATAGGTAAAATGTTTACTCTATTAAATCCATATTCTTCATTTATTGAATCAATCCATTTAAAGAATTCAGTGATCTGACTGAGATTAACCGACTGAACAACTGGAGTGCAATGTATAGTTATTCTATGTGGATCCATTTTTGCCAATTTACGAATGTTGGTTTCAAATACCGACCACTTGGCTGGATATCTAAGATACTCATGAACATTACCATATCCCTCACAACTTGCCAAAAATGTCACACTCTTAAACTGATTTATTAAATCCAAAAACTTAGGTTGAATGTTTGTCATGTTAGTACTAAAAATTAATGACACAGACTGTGATCGTCCAGTTTCAACCAATCTATTCAATATTGCATAGTTTTGTTCAATAATAGTTGGTTCACCACCAGTAAAATATAGTTGTTCTACGTTGTCTTCTTGAGATACAAAATTTTCCCAAAATTCAGATGTTTGATACCAATCATTGATATTGTCAACTTTTTTATCATTGAACAAAAAATATTTTCTTATTTCCGGATTATTAATCTGTATTTCTCTTGACTCTTTTAACAATTGTACACTATTAACAGGACCACAACTTCTACATTTTAGATTACACATATTGCCAAATCTCAAATCAAAATATTTAATATCTGGTTCAATTTGATAATCTTGTAATTCACTGTCTAGTATCTTTTGAGTTAGTTCTGGGTCTTTTTCAAACCATTCTTTAGTATATGTCTGTCGCTGACTAATACCGCCAGAAGATTCTTCATCGTAACATGTCTGACATGTAGTTGGGCGAACGTCTGTCATCATATCTTTTCTCAGTGATTTCATATAATCGCTGTTGAAAAATGTTTCAATTTTATCATACCCTAAATTATATGGCTTGCCAGTTGCATCCACATTTCTATTTCTTGTCAGACAGCATGGTTTAATTTCCCCACCAGGATCTGCAGCCACATGAATGAATGGCAAAACACAGAAACTAGAATTTTTTATTTTATTAGACATTGATATCTTCTTGATTATAATAATTTAAATAATATTCGGCAACTTCCGGTATATTGACACGAAAATCTTGATTTCTTTCTTTATCAGTAACTTTGGTAAAATACAAAAATTCTTGAAATGTATTAACATCTGAACTAAGATTAATAGTCTCAATAATATTGGTCAATCGGCCCTTGAGCCAATGACTATTTTTAAAGTTATTAACCAAATCACTGTTCATCAATTCATTCAACCGTTTGAGAGCCTCAATTTTCATTTCATCTGGCATATTATTAACTGCTAAAAATTTTGGATTACTAAGCATACAGAGTACTGGAGTAATATTTAATTCAGATATAGTCCATTCTAGAATTTCTTTTAAATATAACACATTTAGATTTTGAACAGTAGTATTAGTGGTCAAGTAAAAATTTTCATTTAAATATGGACGTAATTTAATTAAATTTTCCTCAATAGTAGTCCAAGATAATCCACTTCTAATATATTCATGAACTTGTTTATATCCATCTAAACTAATATCAATGTTAACGGTTTTAAATGTACTTAAATCTTCTAACAATTGTACAGTGATTTTAGTAAAATTAGTATTGACATACAGATCAATATGTTTACTATGGCCAGATTTTGCTGCTTCGGATATCAAGTGATTAGTTGATTCATTTAAAAATGGTTCTCCTCCACTGAATCTTAATACTTCAATGTTTTCAAAATTTTTAATAGTTTCTAAAAAATACTTGTCATGTATTACAGTACTACTGCCTGAGCCAAAACTTAATTTATGCCATCCTGGTTCAGTTTTTTGTATTTTGTTATACTCTTTTTCAATAAGTATACTACATGATGGGTAACACATACGACATTTTAGATTACATATGCTACCGGTTCTAACTTCAACACTGACTGGTCCAGTCATGGTTGTTTCACTGAGATATTCATCATACATTTTCTGAAATTCTGGTCTTTTTGGACCATTATACCAATATGACAATAGATCCAATCTCAGACTACTACCACCCTTGTCTTCCGCTTTATAACAGACTTGACACTGTGGTAATTTTACATCATTGATCATTTTTTTACGAACATTGTTAAGTTCATTACAGTTCCATACTTCAGTCATATTTGCACTGTCACTACTGAACAATTTTCCATCATTGTCTTTTATTCCGTCATTGATCAGACAACAATATTTAATTTTACTGTCGGTGCTATTAGTCAGATATATAAATGGATTGGGACAAAATGAAGAATTCATTAATACTTACTCACTTCTATATCAACTGAACAAGCACATCTTTCCTTATTGCAAATCACTGGATCAATAGGAAGATCAAAATCATCATCTAATAGATTTGCTATTTTACCACCCACATGACAGTAACCTCTATAAACATCTTCAAATTCTAATATTAATCCTTCCAAGCCAATATTACATGTCAGACCATTAAATTTATTTAAATCTTTAGCGATAAGAGTCTTATAATCAAGTCTTTCAGTTGTTTGATCATCATATGTTACAGTAGCTGGCCCACGCCCAATTTTTCCACCACTTTGAGCTAGTTTATGTTTTGGTATATCATGAGATCCATAAAAATTAGGAGGATTTGCTAAAAATTGTCTTTGCTCTTCAGTATAAGAATATAGTAGACCTTCATTAGTAGTTCCAAAATTTTGTTGAATTGGAAGATGAATTACACCTACATTTCTCTTGAGTTTTTTAAATTCATTTGCATATCCTATTAGTTCGTCCCAATGATCTGGATCCATCATGATATCAACATTGATCCAACAGTGTTGGCTTAGATACTCAACTTTTTCATAGAACTTGTCAAATTTAGTAAATTCTGGATGATAACTGAATACCATATGAGTAAGATATGGTTCTATTTCTTTCCACCATTCTAAACCACGACCACTATTACTAGTCATAGTTACTTCACATCCATTCTCTCTGAGATATTTAACTATCTCTATGAATTCTGGATGTAATGTTGGTTCACCACCACTAAAGGCAATAATTATTTTAGTATCTGAACTCAATTTACTTTTTAAATTAGTATATAACTTTTTTACATGTTCAAATGTAATATGTCGTCTATTACCACCATTGAGTCCTGGTGGACAATAACTACATCTATAATTACAAAAATCATGCAGAGTCCAACATATAAAAAATGTTTTTCTGTTTACTGAATCCAATTGTCTTTCTATCTTGATTACTTTCATTTATATTAATCCGTGTTTTTACAAAATGATTTAAAAGTTTCGAATAATTCTGATTTCTGTGAAGATTCAAAATCAACTTTGTTCCAATGATAATCATATATTGATTCAATTATAGTAACATCATTATCATCAATCACTGATATTTTAAAAATATCCAAATATTTACTAAGATATTGTTCAATTTCCAGAGGAGACATGTTCGTATATGGAGTTAAATCAACCGTTGCTACATGTAACCACCCATGAGCCAAATATTTATCGTCGATTGAAAGTCCATTCAATTCTAGCCATTTAGCATATTTGTCAATATTATTTTGATGATGAAGTCTATTATCAGTTCCGGCACCAAAATCTATAGTTATTTCCCCACTAACATATCGTAAACCACTGATACCAGAATCGTGAATATCTTGATCTCCATCTACATATGCTTCCCAATGAATCTTTCCAATTTGACAATAACCTAGAAACACTCTACCAGCGCCACGTTGAAGAGTAAAATGATCATGATCTTCAGGCTCTAACAATTCTCTTGGGCCATTTATAAATGCTATAATAGCTGATGGATTAATTCCATCTGGGTATACATTCTTTGCTCGAATCTGCTTGATTAAAATTTCCATTTCATGACAATGATTGTTTAATTGTCTGATAGCATATCTAGTTTCATTATCGGCATTTATAAACCAATCACTGATATTCCAAACTTGACCCTGAAGTATTTCAAAATGATGATGTAATTTATTAAACAAATCATGATTCACTTGAAAATCCGATGTCATAACATTTGACTCATTGAATACTTCTGTTATAATATATTTTTCTGTCCATAGACATTTTGGACTGTCATTATAATTATTAATCACATTAATAAATTTCATAAGATTGTTCGTCAAATATTTTAAATCACGAGATCCATCTGGCCAACCTACCCAACAATAATTTTTCTCTAGTTTAAGATTCTCTGTCAGACAGTGTGTTAGTTTTTCGATCCATTTTTTACCAATTGGGGCATCTTTTGGTATAATATATACATCATGAGTTTCTGACTCATTTAATGGATTTCTTAATGTTAACTTAACTTTCATGTTAGTCCTTGACATAGTTTATAAAATTCTTCATACTCTGGAAATGTTTTTAAAAAATTAGTATCTCGACGACGATCATGTTCGTCTACGAAAATAACAAAATCTTTTCTATATATATTCAATTGATCATCTATCAATGCATCTTTATGTAACATAAATGCTTGCAATCTTTTAACTTTATCTATTTCAAGTTGTGTGAATCCGAAAGGTACATTTTTATGTTGTTCCATATATAATTCAGTTTCTTTCAAATATTTTACAAACTCATTAGGAAGTATGTTAATACATTGATGTGGAGGATATCTCAGATATGGATTATCATATGTAACTATTTTGCCCTGAGGATGAAATTCTTTTCGTAACTCATGAAAAAATTTAATTAAATTAGGAAAATCAGGCACTGAAAATATATTGAAAGTTACTGTGAAACCTATTCTACAGTTGTCAACAGTGTTTAAGTACTTGTAAACATTTCTTTTAAATTGTTCCCAATCAAGTCCATCTCTTCCATATTCTGCTTGTTTACCAGTAGCATCAATACTAAGAAATAATTTAAAATTTTGAATAACATTAGCATTTTCTATCTCAATTGCCGCTTCTAAAATCTTATCAATGAGTGAATCAGGTACACATAAATTACTGTTGACAACCATTTCTAAATTTTTATTTTCATGAGTTTTAACATAGTCAAGTAATTTAAAAGTATGCTTACTCATTAGCGGCTCGCCGCCAGTCACTCTGAGAACTTTAACATGAGGATACATTTTAGGTAAGTAATCCCAAAAAGCGTCAATATACGGATTGTCATCTGACTCTTTGATATATGGTAATGCTTGTCCTTTTAGACCAAAATTATTAAATTTTGTACTAGTATTATATCCTCCATACTTCTGAATTTCTTCTAACCACTTAGAACTAACTCCTGGATTACAGTAACTACATTTTAAATTGCAGGTAGTAGAAAAACTAAGTTCAACGTGTCTAGGATAAACATTTTCATCACCTGTCATATTTTTAAAATCTGCTAAATCATACTTGGTCCATTTCTCATCGTTTCTGATAATTCTGTCACTGATGTGACCCAAATCTTCCATGTTCCAGCAGTATTGACATTCTTTAGGTCTTTCTCCATTTAACATCAATTTTCGTTGACTCTTTTTATATTCAGTATTATGAATAGCACCAGAATCTTTTTTTAATTCTTCAAGTGGAATTTTGTGAGTCCATGGATGATAACAACTATGAGTTTCACCATGAGCCAAATGTATAGTAGTCATGTACCATTTTGCAGCACAAAAAGTCGGACTAATTTCATTTGCCTGATCATAGCTTTTTATATCACTACTAGCCTGAATATTTTTTCTTGGAATAATATTAATAATTTTAGATTTATTCACTAGTTTGCCCATAATAATTTGAGTTCATCATATATTCCAATGTAGGGAAAGTTTTAATAAAACTTGTATTTCTGCGCTGATCACACGTATTGATAAAACTACGAAAATCATCATAATGAGTCTGACTTTCTGGTTTAGAAGTAATCATATAGTCACATAATCTTTTTATCTGATCTAACTCTTCAACATAAAACGTATGAAAACTTTCATATTCTTCTGTAATTACAAAATCTTCAACAAAACTTATCCATTCTTTAGCAAAATTTTGTTTATCTTTTAAAGATAATAAATTTAAACTTAAAAACTGAGGCCAACGTAAATAACTGATCATAGTTCTGACTCTAAAATCATGCCGATTAAGAAAATATTTTTCTCTCCATGTTTGAATTAATTCTAAAAAATTAATAAATGTTGGAGCACTCATAAGATTAACCGTAGTCATAATATGAAGTCTAGAATTATTTGGTGTGTTTTTTAAAAAATATTCACAATTGTCTTTGAATTGATTGTATACCATTCCACTACGAGCATATTCTGCCTGACTGTCAGTACTTTCAATACTAGTATATACATCAAAATCTTTAATTTGAGGGGCAATTATCTGTATATATTCTATTAATTTTTTGATTAAATTAACAGGAACATTCATATTAGTATTGATTGCCAGTGTCAGATCCGATCTTGGATTTTCTTTTATGTATTCCAATACAGCCCATGTATGTTTGCTAAGTAATGGTTCACCACCAGTAATTCTAAATGTATGAAGTTTAGGATAAAGAGTTGGCCACCATTCCCAAAATGCATCAATATATGGATTTGGACTGTCTCTATGTATTGGCAATTTTCCTTTTTGTTTAAGCCAAACAACGTCATGAAGTTTATATCCAGTTACTGAAATTGGACCATGATGACTAACTTCTTCTTGCCATCTAGAACTACTTTCTGGACTACAATATAAGCATTTAAAATTACAGGTGTTTTCAAATGCAACTTCCATATATGTAGGATCAATATTTTTTCCAATTCCGCTTTTCTTTATTTCTTCTAAATGAGGCCAGGCCCAAGAATAACTTGATTTATAAATTCTATCACTAATATAATTATTATCTAAATTTTCAATGTTCCAACAGTAATCACATTCTTTGGTCTGTATACCATCTAACATTTCTTGTCTAGCTTTAAGTTTAACTTGAGTATTATGAATACCAGTTGGATTATCTTTAATGTCACTGAGTTGTATTTTATGACGACTTGGATGATGACAACTGTGTGTTTCTCCATTATATAATAATATCGTACTTTGAACCCATTTTGCCGAACAAAAAGTAGGACTTACTTGATTGATAATATCTCTTTTATTTTTAATTTCTATAATGGTTCTATCATATTTAATAGGTTGTTTATCAGTCATTACCATCCTTCTTGTGATCTAATTACTGACATTTCAGTAATCATTGGACCAATATTGTGCCAATTTTTACTGATATATTCTTTGAAAAATAAACTTTGTTGTTCATCAAACTCTACAATGTTAGTTCCCAAATGTGTGTTTAATTGCTTACCAATTTCAACACACTCCGCTGGTCCATCATTTTTATGTATTTCCCATAGCTCATCTAACTTATTAAAATCTCTTACGTCAGTATGATCCCATGAATCTTGTAACATAAGATAATGTGTGCCACATCTGGCCCCATGTATTGCCCAAAAACCATTATCTACATCACGTCCAATGGTATGCCATATGCTTAAATTTCGTAAGTTACTAGGCCATACCCATTTTAAAAATTCTTGTTTACTAGATGGTATTACTCCCTGTCTAGTACACATCTTAACACCTTCTCTGAATCCCGCTCTCCATGCCTGTTTTGCAGTATGATTGATATAAGTAGTACTGTAGCAATCATGCATTGGCCAATAAAGTGGATCAAAACAAAACTCAATATTAGTCTGATCTGTACCATCAGTATTCTCGTGAGTTTTCATGCTATTAACAAATGTTCTTGTCCAACTACTCATACCACCATTACCGTAGTACAATCCATTTACATGATTCTTGGCTCTCCAACGAAATTGAGCGTTTTTGTTTTGTTCTGTAATCTCTAATGTTAAATCAAAAAATTTAGAATCTGGCATATTATCGCCATCTATTAGAATGAATCTCTCGGTATCTGATAATTCGGCTGCAGCCTTATGTGCAGCATCACTACCATAAACGCCATCTACTCGTTTTGCCCATGGTATCATGTTCTTTATTTTTACCCAAAATTGCTCTTTCTGCGGCTCATCATAACTTAGATATATACAATCTAAGTCAGCAACATCTACATATTCTATAATTTTTTCAGTATTCATACTGAATATTTAGTTAGTGAATTTGTAGTCCCATAATTTGTATGATAAACTATTATTCACTATTATGGATATATCATCATAATCACACATTATACAGGTATCAGTTGACTCAGTTATCAATTGATATTTGGAAATACTATTCTCATATAAAGACTTTATTTTACCATCTACTACTTTGATGTCATATCTACTAGCCTCGAAAGTTTTTTGATCTACATCAATGTAATCTTCATCCAAATCTTCCATACTGTAGTATTTTGGTGTTCCATCTTGTTTATTATAATATAATTTATATTTTGATGTCATATGCCAATTCCAAATCTGATGCTAATGATTTAATATGATAATGTACTGGGTATAATTGACTAATAGTGTTTATTCTAAAGTCCGAGTCAATTAATTCCCAAATCATTTCTTTAGTCCAATCATCCATTAACCCATTGTGTATTCTCTGTTTCATATGAACAAATTGAATTGAACTGTTAGGTATTGTACATTGTTCTATACCAATAATATTAGCCGCTATTGCATATACTGTATCAGTATCTCCATAGGTCAACTCACTTGAATATGATAAATTATTATTTATTTCTTGCCAATTTTCAAATATTAGTTTTACAATGTCAAAGAATTGTTTTGACAATAATGATTTTTTAAAATAAGTTATTCCATTATATACATCTGGTAAATTATTTTTATCAAATACTTGACGATAATACCTAGATTTAGATACATGTTGTTTGTAATCTCTACATCCAGTTGCAATATGCAAATCACGATTTTTCATTGAATTCCACCAACTATCCAATGATCTGGTAACTATCATATCTGCTTCTAATTTGAACGTTTCATCATATGGAGATTGTTCATATACTTGCCAATCATCTGCATATGGTCCATATGTTGCACTACTAACTTTATCATTAGATATATCAGTCAATATCGTAACAGGTCTTATATCACCCACCGCCCTTAATGATTTAACCAATACTTGAGCACATGTTTGATAGTCTACAGTGTCGGTATTAATTGCTTGAATGATATATCCCTGTGTCATTTATCATTCTCAATAACAGAAAACAAAGAATCTTTATTTAAAATATGCAAGTCTTGATTATATGTAGTGATTCTGTAGTCAGCAACTTTATTGTTTACTCGTTTATTAAATTTTAATTCCCAACTATGTGAACTTTTCAGTAATACTTGTGTATTGAATTCTACATTTATTAAACTCCACGGAATTTCTACAGTGATTGGAATAGCATGCCCATATACAGTATTTAACGCAATACTTAATGCGAAATCATTACGAAATGGATTTGATCTAAAACGATATAACTTACTGTAATGATCATAATTTTTCTGAATCATTTTCATCATATCAAATACACATTTTGACTCATTACTTTTATCAAAATATATAACCGTTGCCCAGAACATTTCTAATTCTTTTCCAAAATATTCTATCTCAGAATAGATTTGACTACCTAGATATATTCTTCGTTTATGACACAAAAATGATTGATTAATATCAAACAATTTTAGTAGTTTGTTACTATGACATATGTAATCAGTATCAATTAAAATGGTTTGATCAAACGGACTTAAGTTATATGCCTGATATCTTTCAAAATTATTCCATTGTTCTTTTATACCCGTAGATTGTTGAACACGAGATTGAGGAGTTTCTGACTTGATATTAATCACATGATCAAAGATTGAGTCTTTGATATCTTTATCGGTTACTAATGCAACTGGCAAATTTAAATGTTCTTTTATTTTTTGTGCACAATATTTTGCCATTGTGGTATATGATTTTGTTTCAGTATCAATTGCAAATAATAATATTCCTCTGGTCATTATCGTTGTCCATTGATTTTTTCTGAACATTCGAGCCAACTTGACATAGT